TTAAATGGATTGTGCGAGCAATATTGCTCTAAGAATTTTTAAGATAAAAAAACTATTTGATAAACGGTCATTTGTTTTATCAAAACGACTTTATCTTCTATTATATGAAGGTTAACTAATCCTCTGATACTTAACAGAGTAAAATTAGATATCCTTACTGCGTCATAAAGATACTCTTTTAATATATATGAGCAACTATTTTTTTAAAAAAAACAAAAAAAAGACCCTACATTTCTGTAGAGCCTAATTTTAAAACGTCACCTGCCCGATAACGTATATTGTATATTAACTAAAGAACCAATCTGAAGTCCATACCTTTTCAATATCCTTCATCTCGAATTCGTTCAATCTTGGAATGTCACACTGAGACAATCCATCTATGGTCTTATCATTCATAATCATCTGAGATCTCAATTCACTATCAAGTACACTCAAAGGATCCCTCATAACTAAATCTCCAAACTCCTCTTTCGTTATGTCTAACATCAACTCAACATAGTTTGGATGACATCCAAATGAATCATGTATCCAATCTGAATCAACAATTCCTTCCTCCTTCATTCTCAAAGCAACTCTTCTAAGCAACTCTGCATCTAATGAATGTATATAATTAGGACTAATTGCCAACTTCATCTTAGCAACTGATACACTGTCGCTCCATCTTCTCTTGATGATGACAGTAGATTTTCTTGATGCTGGAAGCATCACTGTTACTTGTTTAGGTTTTAGTTCTTTATTCTTAACATGCACAATTCTAAACCCATCACTTGTAGTCCATTCAACGTGTCTATTATTCATAGCAACTAAATTATTCATCTTGTGAATATAAGTTTCAAATGCCTTACCACCTTTAAGAGTTCCAGTAATTGAATCTCCTATCAACTTACTAAACTGTGCTGCAACTTTCTTAGTGATCCATTTTCTATCTACCTTCAACTCTCTAAACATATTCCAAAGAATCTCAGTTCTTCCTCCCATCGTTCCACCATAATTAGAAACCATTACTGGCACCTTACAAATCTTTCTTCCATTGGTAGTTAGTAATTCATAAAAGAATTCAAACATCTGTTTAGTCTTTCTATCTCCAGCCTTAGATATTTTCTTCTTACATAACTCCAAAGCTCTCTCTGCTACTAATAAGTAAGCATCCTTTCTAACTTGTCTGTTATCTTCAAACGAAGGAATTACATTTGTTGCTAAGCATCCAGAAAGATCTCCAGTAATTGCTGAAGTGAATTGTGATCCACTATTACAAGCATCTAAATGTATTCTACCTCTAAATTCTATTGAAGGATCTTCAACTACCTCTTTAAGTAATAGTTGATGTGCTAGGAATTGATATGGCTCATCAGCTTGTTTATAATCTGCTTCCATAAGACTCATACCCATTTCAACACGATCTAAGAAGTCCAATTTGTCTTCTCCATATAATGAAGCCAAGTAAGCAAATCCCCACTCAGCACCATTCCTATTAAGTACTTCACCATTCTTATACAACAATAAAGACTTCACTGCATCTGAACCCTGAGGACTTAATCCAATTGGTAATGGATAAACTCTACCTCTAAAGTCAAACGAATGTGGAAAGTAAATTTCTTCCTCATCCTTATAATCATTTGCAATCTTCAAAGCTAGTTTGATGGCTCTATACTTTCCTAATTCACTTTCAAAGTCTGAAGCCTCAGCTCTATATAATTGAATCTGATCTTGATATTGATTTCTTGTAATGATCAACTCTTCTATAAACTTGTTATCCAAAGTCTTCTTTACTTCTTCGTCTTTAAGATCAATCTCATATTGACATTCAGTATGATCTGGATATTCTAATTTAACAAAGTCTTCTCTTACTGGAATCTTCAAATCTCTCTCAACAACCTCTAACATAGGTTTATTAACTATCCATGGTGTTGACTGTATGTAGTTGATTGAATCCAATACCTCTTGAGATATCTTAGAATAATCTACCAACCTTTCATCTTGACGTATCAATTTAAACTGATGAGTTTTATATCCACCCACAGTTTCATCATATCCACCTACAGCTTTGTTCTCTGCATTGATATTCCAGTCCAATGGCTTCTCAGTCGTTGGCATTGGATAGAATGCCTTTAAAGCCTTCTCTGCAAGTTTCTCTAGTATCTGACAGCTTAGTGTAGACTCATAGTTCATCTTAACATTATAAGCCTCTCCTTTGTGAGCAGGCTTTGATGATTTTGTATAGTATTGAGATGCTTCTACAACAATCTCTACAAATCTATACGTATTCTCCCACTCCAATTCTGGCATAACTTTTTTGCAAAGTGCAGCCACACTCTTGTGTCGAGACTTGGAACGAAGTCCTTTGTCATGATCTTCTCCATAGTGAACCTGACCTGACAAGAATAAAAGAGTTTGAGTAATCTTCTCAACCAAAATTTCTTTAGTTGAGAAGTACTCTTTTATTTTAGTTCTGTGCATGTTGGCACACTTGTTATCGATCCAATCCAATACCTCAGGATAGATCCTCAAGGCTTCATTAAATAACATTTGTTGTCCAACCTGAGTTGAAGAAACGCTCTTATTGTTTCCAGCTTTGGTAAGGATGTCTTTGTAGACTTTAGCCACACCTTGGGCTTTCATTTTTTGTTCATTATTCTCCATCGGGCAGTTGGTATTAATGTTATTAATAATTGTGTTGTTGTTTAAAACTATAAGTAAGACATTAGAGTCTCAATCTGCTTGTTGCTTGCTCCAGACACTTGTAAGTCTAATTCAAACATATCCTTTGCTACTGACTTTTCATAACTCAATACTAAGAATGCTGCATCTTGGTCAGCTACTGATGCATCTGATTTTTCAGAACCTATTGTAGATACTCTTCTAATCTTTTCATCAACTGCTCTTTCACTTCTTTTAAGTACTGCATAAATTACAGCTTGGAATTCATCACTCAATCTTACTTCTTTTGAGGCAACTAATCCAACGAATGCTGCTATAGCAAGGTCACTTGCTTCCCATCTTGTATAATCATTTGACAAATCATTTTTAAGATAAGCCACTTTGTTCAATTGAATCTGCTTGTATAAGTCTATTACTAAACCTAAAAACGCTCCAAGTACTACTGTTGTTAAAACAATCTTTACTATCATAATTTTTCTTTTTTAATATTAATACTACTGTAATTTTGAATCTTGTATTCCATTAACTAATCCTGCAACTTCACTATAAGGTTTGCTACCTAAATAATTCAATAGAGCTTGAGCTAATTCCAAAGGCAAAACCATTTCTGTTGGCTCTACTTTTTCCTCCACTGGTTGTTCTTTTTGTTGTTTCATATATTTGTTTTAAATGTTAATAATTCAATCCTAATCCTTCAAACTTCAATAAAGAGTTACATAAATAAGTTTGTACTCTTACTAAAGATTTCAATTCATTCACATTCTTGATAATTAAATTCTTATCAGCATCTTTAATTTTTGTGTCTCCAATGTGATTTGTTACAATACTTTTGGCTTGACCTACTGTTGTTGCTGTAAAAACTTGTTCTGCAATCTGTGATAATGTTGATGTGTACTTCATAATTTTAATTTTTAAATTGGTTTATAATTTATTGATGTCATAAAGATACTCTCTTTGTATAGTTCTCACAACGATAATCCAATTTATTTTTAATTAAAATTTAATTTGATCTTCTTTCTTGATATCTTTAGCAGCCGCTCTTGCCTCTTCTTCTGTATATCCTGCTATCATAATTAGATCATCAACTAATTGTTCATCCACCACTTCTTCGAAATTAACTTCTGTATTCATGATTGCAATTATTTCTTCTGGTGTGTATGTACTTAATTCTACTTTTGACATTTTATTCTATGTTATTAGATTAATTATTTTTTACCTTGTCCTCTATACTTTTGTTTGTATTTAGTCTGACCTTTTGATGCATTCTTTGAATGTATTCCTTTTCTTTTTCTTTGATGTGTATTTAATGCCATTGTGTTTTTTTATTTATTTTAAACTAATTCTTCCAAAATTCCTATTACTTCACTCATGAATAAAATTACTGTTGCTGCTACTATATCAAATGGTAATAGTACGTATCCAAATAATCTTACTCCTGACTTAATGAATGAAATGATTTGATGCTTTCTTGCATCAGGCAATTGTTGTTCATTTGCAATTGCTGTCGAACCACTTACCGCTTGGCTCATTGTTCTTTGATCTCCCTTTGTAATAGTATGTGTCCAAGTTGGCTCTTTGTCAAATGTTTTACTAAGAACTGCATCAATATTTGCATAATGCTCTCCAGTGTTACCATTCTGTCCAATTGCTTTCATTCTTTCTTCCGATGACTCTTCGTCATATATTAAATCTGTATCATTCATTATATTGCTAGTAATAAAAGACCCAAAAGTCCCATTAATAATATCAAGCCAAATCTATGGCCACTTATTTTATTCTTCATAATTTATTCTCTTTTTTTAATACATCTGTTAACCAGTCTTTACTTCTGTGATCTCCTCCAAGTTCATTACCTTCTTCATCTTTTGGTATATAACGACCTGGTGCTCTTTCATAATCAAAGTACACCTCAGCTCCTGCTCTACCTAAGTTGTTTTGTTTAACTTTCAATACTCTTACAAGTACTTGACCTGGTGATCTGTAAACGACTAATCCATGATAAGACATTTCAAAAAATGCTGAGGATCCCTTTACAGAATAAAAATCTGGTACTTCATAGTTTCCAGTCTTTTCATCCTTTCTCATCTTAAATGGATGGGCTACTAAAATAACCATCATCTTCATCTGATGAGAAAATTGTGTTAGTCTTCTCAAGATTTCTTCAATCTTTTCATGTCCATTAAACTTACCTTTAATGCTTAGCATGTTGAATGGATCAATTACAAGATACTTTGGATCTCCTCCATTGGCTCTTGACTCAGCTACTTGTTGTGCTGCAATCTCTAGAATCTTAATCACATCTCCTCCAACCTTGTCAGAGTTAATATGTTTAATCTTAGATGTAATGAATCTATATGCATTCGTTAATGTAGGCATATTGTTTTCATTAAACCAAGTCTTACAAGTTACATCAGTTCCAATTAACTTTCTTGATAATTTAATAATGTGCTCTTCAGGAGTTTGTTCAAATCCACACACAATACTTTCATGTCCATGCAATCTAGCCAAATCAAGAATACAGCTATCAACAAATTCAGTCTTACCATGTCCTGGAATACCAGTGACAGTTAGGATCCCCGAACCTTTGAATCTAAAGATGTCTGAAAATGCTTTGTGTGATGTTTCGAATCCTACTCTATCACCTTCTTTAATTACTTCAACTACATTTTCAAATAGTCCTTCATAATTAATTAATCCACTTTCTTCTACCTCTATCTCTGTTCCATCTTCGTCTACTATATGAGACACTCCCTCTTCATCATCTTGGTATTGACTGTAATCAATACTCTCAACTTCTTCTACAACTTCTCTCTCTGACTTATAAGGCCATTGAGTTTGTTGATAAGACTTACTCAATTCAACTACTTCTAAGAATCGCTGTTTATTGTCAGCTGATCTCTTGAAGCATGCTTCAGCAAAATCTATTACAAAAGTTAAGTCTTCTTTAGGATGTTCAAATCCAAATTTCTTTAGATCCAATATTGCAACTTGAATGTAGTGGAAGTTATTATTTGTCTTCTCTTCTATATTATTTGCAAGTACTGTTTCAAAAAATTCTTCAGCATCATCCCAAACTTTTCTGTTTGGATCCTTAGGTTCTAATTCTCCAACAATTACTTGTTTCTCCTCTACCAATATTTGATCTGGCTCAGCCAATTCATTTATTAGTATGTTTGGATCGTAAGTCATAATCAAACAATCTGTTACTGATAAATAATCTACATCTCCATAGATCATAAAATCTTGTACCAATTGCTTTCCAATCTGTCTATAATTATCTGCAGTGATTAAATCTGGTTCAATGTAATACAAAACTTTGATTCCATTACCTGAAGGAGAAACCATCACAGCAACTACTGAGTTGGAGTCATCCATTATCTCTTGTTTAATCTCTTCTAACTTATCAACATCTACATCATCAATGTCTAATATGATCAGTCCACTTGCTTCAACAAATTGATCCTTCTTTCTCTCATGAGAAAAAATACCATGCATTGCAACAGTTGGAAGCTGAGTCTTAAATACTTTTTGACCAGCTCTCACCTTGTCAATCTTCTCTCTGAACTTACCTCCCTTAATATATTGTAGGGCCTGACTGATAGGAAAATTTCCTAGCACATCAGTGTGTTTGGTAGTCTTAAAGAAACTTACTTTTTTATCTAATATCATATCCTATTGTTCTTGGTAAATAAACTCATTCTCCTTTGATTGTTTTCCTTGTTGAGCTTTTAACATCTTTTTAAGGTCTTTTCCATATACTTTACTAAACATTCCACTTGTCGTTCTGTTTCCAGTTTTGTCTAAGTCATATGTTTTAATTGCATATACATCTTTATCCAATAAGTGTTCACTCATTGAGAATTCAATCTCTGTCCCATGTGTTAGATTAATTTTGTCAGCCAATAATAAAGACTCTCCTTTATTCGTTCTCTTGGCTTCTTCAATATATTTATCAAACTTACTAGGTCTAAATATTGTAGTTGGATTCAAGTGCTTTTCCATTACTGCATCATCCTTCCACTCTACATATCTATTTGCTACTACAGCTTTGATATCTTCTACTGAATGTTCTGTTAATCTTTCTCTGAGTCCTTTTGTTGCATATTTAGAATCAGGGTTGAAATTTCTTCCATACAACTTATTCATAAATATAATTACTTCAGCTACATTAGGATCATCTTTTTCATTCAACGATCTTTTTGCAGCTGCATATCCACTCCATACTATATACTCAGCTTCATGAAGTGTGATTAGATCTTGGTAGTATTCCTTTATCTTAATCTCTGACTTCAACTTGGCTAATGTATATTCTGGCTTGGTATCCTTTACTAGAAGAATTGTGATTAGCAAACCTCTCTGTACTACAGTTAGTTTACTATTCAACAAGTCTTTTATTTGTGTTATGTTTATTGTCATTTATCTTAGTATTCTATACAAATTACATCTCCTAATCTTGCTTCACTGAATGTAGCAAAGTTCACTCTGTGTTTGTTTCCATCTAACCATACATAGTAATAAGTATCTGTTGGGTTTCCAAATTGGTCAACAAAGTTACTATATTCATAATCATAGTTGGTTATGGTTCCACACTCATCTATCTCATCAAATTGTTCACAACTTGTAAATATTCCTAGAATTAATACTACACTTATAATTAAATTTTTCATAATATATGTTTTATCTTTTCACAAAGATACTCTTTTTGGAACATACAAAGCAACTTTAATCTAATCCTTTTTTGTAAAATAATACAAAATACTCTCCTCTTTTTGTAATTGTTAATGCCTTTATCGCATTATAGTTGACAAAGTCGCATAACGTTTCTGCTAAAAGAAATTCTTTAAATTCTAAATATTCCATGTTTTTTCTAATTTTAAAATGTGTAATAGTTCATATTTCTCAAATTGTAATAAAGTCTTCCTATAAAACTTTACCCAACTCATAGTATCCTTATTGTATAATAATGACTCAATCGATTCATTAACAAAGTTCTGAAACTCACTTGTCTCAAAAGTCTCAAGCTCTCCATCTTCATCCATTTCACTTTCCTCTACTAACTCATGAGACAGATTCAAGTTAACTCCTAACCCAACAAGACTTTTACAAACATCATCTGGGCCAATATTTTCACTCATGATACAGTTGACTAAATTTCTACATTGTGCATCTGTGTATTCCTTATCAAGCATCATTGATACTTTTGCATAGTCTTCTTTCATTATGATAGCTTTATTGATAGTTCATTCAAATCAAGAGCCAACTCCTCTTTGTGGTTTGCAAACAATAATTCTGAATACACTTTCATCATTGCATCATATCCTTCCTTAGCAAATATTTGCTGAGCTGTTTCTATAAAGTACCCAGTCACCTCAGGAGTGAATTGAGTTAGTGCAGCTATTGTTGCAATGCTAATTAATCTATCCTCCTTTGGTGCTTCACTTGCCAATACCATTAATTCAAATAATATTTCTTCTTGTACACTTTCTACTTTCTTGTCTGCCATCTTATATATTTATTTAGTTATTTTTATTGCCTTAACTATTCCTGATCTTAATGAAACATCTTTTCCAAATGCTATCATTCCATTGTTCACATAGATCATTTCTTTATCTAATGTTACTAAATATGATCCAGTTTTGTAATCCTTTAAGAATGTCTTTAAACTCATTCTTCTCATTACACTTCCTCCTTTGGCCCAATACTTACGATCTAAGCAACCCAAACTTTTAGTTGGATACTTGGTCCATTCTTTGAAAGTTATTACTTCCTCACCCTTCTCTATCATTTGTACAATGCGATTGTACGTTTCTTCTTTATCTAAATCAAAGGCTGCAACGAAACAACCTATGATTGATAAATTTTTTACTAACTTATGTTTCTGTTCTGTGTTCATTATCTAACTCTTTTTCCTTTAATTCTTTTTGGTTTGATTACTCTGTTAGCTACACTTCCAACTGCAAATGCAACATCGATTGGTCTTTTCAACATTAAAGCATCTTCATAGTTTCCTAACACTTCTCCGTCCTTTACTGTAAACATATGACCTCTTACACTAACAATAAAAGTTCCTTCCTTATACGTCTTAAAAAACGTTCCAGTACTCATCTTTCTAAACTTTCTCTCACCACCTCCAACTGGATACCATTTTCCTAACTTCTTTTCTCCTAAGAACATTTCATTATCATCTTCATCCTTTACAATCTGTCCCATCTTAGTTATTTGCTTATCCCATAACCATCCCATGTTTGCCATTTTGTGTACTCCAAAACAACTAGCTCCTTTATTTATTTGTCTATCCCAAATCATTTCAGCACCATCAAATGCTTTCTTGTAAGGTACTTCAAAAGCTGTTGCAAGAGATCTTACTGAACAGTTGTTTCTATCTCTGTCTTCTAATTCACATTTGAAACTTACATTTCCATATGTTACTCCGTTTGATAATTTTGTAGATTTTATTTCCATGACATAAAGATACTCTACCTATATCGTTCTGACAACAATAAAACGAAATTTTTTTTAAAAAAGTTTAGGAGCACCAGTTATGGTGCCCCTTTACTCTTAAAATAATATTTGACAATTACTTCATATCTCTACAATATTTTCCTCCAACAATGTAAATCAATTGAGCTTTGCCATCAGGATAAATTAAAGCATTTGCATGCATCCAAGATGATGCTCCTTTATTATATCCTACTCTTAATCCAGATAATGTTCCTACTGTCATGTGTCCATCACCTCTGTTAGGAGAGTGAGTGTGTCCAGTAATCATCTTTGTATTCATATTCTTATATTGGTTATGACCACCTCTGGATCCATTTGCACCTACGTGACCATGTACTCCAAGTTCCCATCCTAATATTCTATATGAATCATCTAATCCTAAGGTCTTAATTTGGTCTCCAAATGCATCTTCTAGTAAGAAGGATATCACTCCCTTACTTTGAGCTACTGGTTGGTTTGCTAAAATATTAGCACCAAATAAAAACATTCTTTTGTTACGAGCTCTTCTCCAATCAACAGTCTTTAACCATCTATCTAAGAAATCGTCATGATTGGATCTTACAATTACCAAATTGTATTTCAATCTCAACTTAACCCATTCTAACATTTGTTCTAGTTCCTTCTTCAAGTCACCAGTCCCATTCTCTTCCTTTTGCATAAGTCTGAATGGATCATTCTCTTCATGATGTGATATACTTTCACAATCAATAATGTCATGAATCATTGTAGACTTAGGCTTCATTTGATCTAACAACTTAAATGATACAGCAGTTGCTCTCTCATCATTGTGAGCAATGTGAATGTCTCCAAGTACAGCAGCTTCTGCTCCTTCTACATTGTCAAGTACAATTCCATTCTTCACTCTTTTGTATAAATCATAGAAGTTTCCATTATCATCAGCACTTACTTGCCTGATGTGGAAGTTCTCTCCATCCAATTCAACAATAACGAATCCAATGCTATGATGGAATTCACCTTTCTTTCCTGACTTGCTATCAGTATAGTTTGCCACAGTTGCAGCTCCAGTACTTAATAATAGCTTGTGAGGATATCCTACCAAAATTGGTAAAGACTTTACTTGTTGTCTTGGATGACCAACGATACAAGACTCTAATCCAGTAACAGAATTCAATCCTGATAGAGGAGTGGATCCAGTTGGTGGAATTTTAATATCACTAAGCACTTGTAAGTACTTATGTAAATTATGTCTTGCAGCATCTAAATAAGGTACCACTTCAGGAGACCACCAATCCTTATCTTTATCTGTAAAGATAGAAGTTGGATTAGAATATCTTCCTGCAATGATATGAATACCAGCATCTAATTCTTCAGCATATGCTTTCATGTTCTTCATAAAATTCTTATGAATCGGTGTTGCATTTTGTGCCCAAGAAATTAAGAAAGTTTGTTTGTCTTCAGTGACTTTCTTCTTAGCAGTTTCAAATAACTCTGAATCTACCAATGCTTGATCGTCTCTCATTTGTTTAATATGTCGACTAATTGCTCTTCTAACAGAGTCCTTATACTTGATCTCAAACTGTTGACACATTTGTTTGGTAGCTCCTGCTATTGAAAGATCTTCATCCTTCTTTAGCAATGCTACAACGTAGTCTAATTTTTCTCCAGTGTACTTACTCATAGTTTTGGTTTTTAGTTTTCATAAAGGTTTCTCACCTCTTGTTCGGTTGGCGTTCTTTTAGCCATCTCCTTATCTAATGTTTCACTTGTTTTGAATTTAGCTTGCCATCTATCTGACATCTTCATTTTTGTAGGCTTTCCTATACCACCATTCATACTCATAACTGTTCGAGCTGGTTTGATTAATGGATAAAAAATTCCTAATTTTGGTAAAGATACACCAAATCCTTTTAGCATCCTACTTTTTATGAATTTAATCATAGATTTTATCACAACGAGGATATCATCTTCAGTGAATCCTGTGTCGTTCTTTATGTATCTACTCATGTCTCTAACGGTAGTAGTTACCTTTGGTTTCCTTTGCCTTAACGGCTTGAGTTTATTTTTCATGTTATTTGTGTTTGTTTAACCTTCACAGCTAGCACACTCTTTCTTTTGTTTAAATTTCTGAGCTGCATTCATACTGTGTTGATAGTACATAGACTTTAAGCCTAACTCCCATGCTGTAGTGTAAATTTTATTTACATCTTTAATTGGCATATCTGGGTGTACCATAATATTAATTGACTGTCCTTGATCGATATGGACTTGTCTATTTGCTGCTTGATAAACTATCGTTAGTTGATCAATTTCTGAATATGTTTTAAATACATCCTTTTCTTCTTGTGTTAATTCACTCATAAATTGAACGGATCCATCATTATCTCTAATGCTTCTCCAAACGTCAGAAGTATTCAATCCCTTCTCTTGTAATAATTTTTCCAAGAATGGATTTCTAATTGTTGTCTTTATCTTAGCAATATCTTTTACATAGATGTTTGACCAGATAGGCTCCACACCTTGAGATACTTGTCCCAATATAAAGGCAGAAGATGTAGTTGGTGCTATTGCATTCAACGTTGTATTTCTTCTTCCATACCCTTTCAATACTTTTGGTTCTCCAAATAATTGTGCCATCTCTTCAGATGCCTTATAAGACTTCTCTTTAATCACTTTGAAGATCTCACTATTCAAATTAAATGCTTCAGCACTATCAAATGCTAACATCTTAGATTGTAATAATGAATGCCATCCTAAAGCTCCTAATCCTAAAGCTCTATTCTCTTTTGCAAATGTATATGCTTTCTCCATAAATAAGAATGTCAATTTGTCATCTCTTATATCTGAGTCCTTATATACTTCTAACTTTGTAATGAATTCTTCCATCACAGCATCTAAGAAATAAGTTAATGTCTCAACTGCATCAGTATCTTTCCATTCATCATAGTGTACTACATTGATAGAAGATAAGCAACATACAAATGACCACTCATCGTTAGATGGTAACATTATCTCTGTACATAAGTTACTTGCAAGAATTTTATCACCTCTATCCTTATAAGCATCAACTGTTCCATTATTTGCATTGTCATTAAACAATATGTATGGATATCCAATCTCACCTCTTCTTTGTAAGATCTTAGCCCAAATACTTCTCTTTTCTCTATCTCCAGCAATCATCTGTTCCATCCATTCATTCCCAACTGTTACTCCATGAGTCAGTTCTTGTATTGGATTACCTTCAGTTCCTATTGCTAAGAATTCTAAAATGTCCTTGTGCTCGACTGGTAAGTATGGAGAGAATCTTCCTCTTCTTACTGAGCCCTGACTTACAACATCAACCATCTTTTCAAATAATTGCATCATATGAACCGAACCTGAAGCATTACCATTGTTCTTAATCTCAACTCCTCTTCCTCTAATGTTACCAAAGTATCCAGAAGTTCCTCCTCCTAGCTTTGACATCATTCCTACTTCTGACTGAGTGAATAATATATCACCCATATGATCTGCTATGTGGGATCCAAAACAACTAATTGGCAATCCTCTTTGCTTTCCAAAATTAGACCAAACTGGTGATGACAAAGAGTAATATCCTTTTGACATATATCCATAAAACTTATCTGAGAATCCTGGGATCCCTAAAATCTTTTCAGCATTGTCTGCTATCTCCCTAATTCTCTGTTCTGGTGTTTGATCTCCAGTTAAGTATCCTGCTCCTAAAAATTTACGACTATTCTCTGTTAGCCAATTGAATTCTGTTTTCTCTTTCATTTATATATGTTTAAAATAAGTCATCTTCTGTTATACTTTTTGTTCTCTTGCTGTAATTGATTGATCTCTTTACAAAGAAATCTCCATGCTTGGTTCCTATAATCTCATCATCAAACCAATCAGTCTGTTCTAATAATATTGGATCCACTTCAAATATTTTTTCAACTCCAACACTCTCTAAAGAATTATTGAATCTGTTTTTAATGAATTCCTTTATTACATCTTTAGGTAAGAAATCTAATTCACCACCCTCAAATATCCAATCAATTAATCTACTCTCATGCTTGAAAGCCTTTCTGCATATTCTTGCTACCATTCTTTTGTGATCATCATCAAACCAACTTGGATTCTCTTCTCTAATAATCTTGATAAGATCAATTCCAAAATCTCCATGAATCTGTTCTTCTTTAGATGTTGCTTCTACAACATTAGAAATTCCTTTTAAAACATTCTTATGTTTATTAAAAGCCATAATAATTAAGAATTGAGAGAATAAAGATACATGCTCTATAAATAAAGAGAATAAAACTATTGACTCAGAGAAGCTCTTATCGCTATCATCAGTTCTCTTTAGTGCTCTATCTAAATAATTGATTCTTCCAATCATTACTGGATTGTCTCCTAACTTTTCAAACTCTTCATTCAGTCCTAGGATCTCTAACAAGTGTGAGTAAGCATCATGATGCCTTACTTCACTTTCTGCAAATGTAATTCCTACTGCTGCTATCTCAGGTTTTGGCATCTTTTGATTGATGTCTCCCCAGAAGTTCTTAACTGCTACTTCTATTTGAGATATTGCAAGCATTGTATTTTTTATAGCATCCTGCTCCACTGTGCTAAGATTTGACTTGAAATCTTGTATGTCACTTGTGTAGTTGAATTCTGTATGGATCCAATACGAATGTCGTATGGCGTCTACATATTCTACCAACTCAGGATATTCATATGGCTTTAGAGAGACTCTCTTTCTAAAGATGTTCATTTTTTTTGTGTTCATTTGCTTCGTCTGTTTTATTAGTTAATTATTTTATTTTGTTAAAGATACTCTACTCCTATTATACGAAGCTACATTTATTTTAATTATTCCCAAGGGAACACGATCCATTCATCTCCATCTACTTCAAGAGGTGAATAATCTATAAAACCAGGTTTCTTATTTACTAATGCACACCAAATTGAATCTGGATAAATTTCTCTTATTTGTTCAATAGTTAATCCTGAATCACAAATATCATCTACAAATAAAGTAGTTTCTATATTTTCAAGTTTGTTTAAACCCTCAATATCCCTTACAGCTCCATCTCTGGTTTGCCATACGATTGGTACCATTGGTACTCTTAGTTGATTACTTAGTGCTACAGCTAATGGTAAACCTCCTCTAGAAAGTCCTACAATTTGTGTAATTCCCTTACCCTCATATTCACCAACTATATCAATTACTGCAAAGTCAAATGTTTGCCAATCAATGTTGAATTTTTTACTCATAATTTTGGTTTTATTAATTAATACTTATTTTATCTGAATCTAATAAATTTTTGTGTCTCTTGTAATCAGCTAATTGATCAGCCATCATGTTTCCAATAATGTTTGGATCCTTCATTAGAAGTTTTTTCTTATATGGATCCTTCTCCTTTTCGACTTGATGAGATCTAATATGAATCATTGTTAGCTTCATCAAAGGTCTATCCTCCAATGCTTGTATAATTGGCTTCCATAAATCTATGTTTGCAATACTGCCACCAGAATTTCTCCATCCATTAGCAATCCACTTTTGTAATCTATTCTCTGTAAAGGATTTGACTACATATTCTGAATCACTGTAAATAACAAGTTCTACTGCACTATCTTTTTTGATAGCATTGATTGCATAGAATAAAGCAGACACTTCCATACGTCCAGTCTTAGTTGTTTTAAAACCTAAACTAAAGGCAGCTTTGGATCCATACAGATCTGGAAAATAAGTTCCAAAACCTCCATTACCCTTAGCCACTCCTCTAACTACTGCACTTCCATCTGTGTATGCTATAATCTTATTCATGTCCTAAGATTTTATCTTTTAATATCTCTAATCTAATTAAGTCGCTACTTGTAGCTGCCTCTCCTGCCTTCATATCTTCTAAGTGAGAAATTACTCTCAGTGTAGTTTGTAGATCGAAGTCTTTGGAGAATCCATTATAAGCTGCCTTTAAGTTCAACAACTCTCTGTGTTGCTTTGCTGAGATTTTCTTCCTCCCAGCCTTGGCATCTGCCATTAGCTGTTTGAGACATTCAAACCTATTTTCACTTACATTAAACCTTTCTGCCATAATTGTATTTTTGGTAAAGATACTAAAATTATTTGCCTAAGCTATCTTTTTTAATTATTTTATAAATTTCTGTCCAACTTGGTAATCTACCAATACTTCTATTATCTATATAATAGTCTGCTGAAATCTTTCTACAATCTTGTTTAAAGAATTCAATCACTCTTGGTAAATTACTATTGATGTAATGATATGGTATATCATTCTTCTTTAAGAAGTACTCAGCCAATCCTTCATACTTTCCTGTTCTGCATGTGTTAATGATTATGTCATGACCATCTTCATACAGCTTTTGTATAATTCTATCTGCATCTTTGATTAGCTTTCCTACTTCTGGAAAACTATCTGTTGCTATTGTGCCATCAAAATCGATCGCTAAAATAAACTTTTTCATATTACTAGATTTTAGTTATTGTTGCATCTGGCCAATTGCCAATCTGCATTTCTTGATTAATCAACAGATCAATACGATTTGTATATCTCTTATTCATTTTATCCATTACAATAAAAATCCCATCATAGGTAGTACCTTGTACTTGTACTTTGGTTCCTTTAGGATACTTTTTTAATAAATCTCTACTCACTGCAATAATTTTGTGCTTGTAAGGATTTTGTAAATCTAACTCAAACATAAATGCTGTGTGACCAGGATCTGAATTAGTTTGTTCTGGTACAGCATTGTAAACTGTAGCATGAACTTTTTGTGGCTCTTGTGACTTACAACTTAATGAAATCACAAATAATAAAATTGTTAATATTCTCATATTGTATTTATTCGTAATAGGACCAGTTAGAGAGTGGTCCATATCCCTCTTTGTATTTTTCTAGTTGAAGATAATTGTTTCTGACCACTCTTGACCTCCATCAATCATAACTTCTTGTTCAGCTCCACTTGTTTGATCAAATGCAGCAGCATCCCATCCACTTGGAAGACCCTCTATATAAAGTACTTTATCAGCTGATGTAGATCCATAAGGATTAACTGCTGTGTAAACTAAAGCTCCTTTTGTTGTTTTTCCAACAAAGTGTCTAAGTTTAGCTTCATTAATCTTACCTTTAAGAGAAGATAATTCTCTGTTGATAATTACCATCCCTTGTGGATTTAAATACTTTCCTTCAGTTTTTAACTGAGATTTTACGTAAGCTAATTTTTGTTCTAATACTTCTAAAGTGTTGTTTGATAACATAATTTCTATTTTTTTATTTGTTTGATGAGATAAAGATACTCCTAAACCAAAGTTCAAAGCAACATTTATTTCATTTATTTTTTAACAAAACAAAGAAAGGAGCCCTAAGGCTCCTATTCATGCAATAAAATATTTTTTATTTTTTTCCCCTTTTTAACAACTTTCTCATCACAGACTTTAATCCTGACTTATTCTTTCGAATATCAACACCTTTGTTTACTGCTTCAGTTACTAGCTCCTTATCTGAGATCATTTCAAACATCTCTTTATCTATTGTATCATCATTTAACATAAAAGAAACTGTAACTGGTTCTTTCTGTCCACTCCTATCCAATCTTCCAATTGCTTGAGTTAAATCACTCGGTCTCCAAGGTAGTTCTAGAATTAGCATATTTGAACATGCATGTTGTAATCCATCTACTCCAGTTCCTGCTGATTGCATATTTGCAAATAGAAACATATTATCATTCTCTACCCACTCCTTAACTGTTTCTTGTTTTACCTTACTGCTCATTCCACCAGCAATTAATTTGCTTTTGAATTTTTCAGATAGATAATCAAGTCCTTCTCTATGAATTCCAAAGATTAATAATTTACCTTTCTCAGCTTGTTTCCAATCCCTAAGATATAAATCAACAGCTTTTAGCTTTCCTTCAATAGCTAATTTTCTCATAGTTCCTAAAGCAACTAAGTGTTCAGCCTCTTGAGCTTTCTCAGCACTCTCTTCTCCTTTAGTCTCTTTAACAAAAGCTATGAAGTCTGTCAAAGCTCTTTTGATCTTTGCAAGATTTGTAATTGGCATTTGAATAACTTGTTTTGTTACATCAGGTAATTCAGAGAGTACATCTCTCTTCTCTCTACGTATATAACACACCTCTCTGAGCTTTCTATTCAGTTCTAATGTATTTGTAGCTCCATCTGTAACCCATCCAAATTTACCTCTATATCCACCACAGTATCTAGTTATGAAGTGCATCCAGTCTTTTGCTATCTTCTTTTCTTGTTTAGCTAAAACTAATAAATTCCAAAGCTCAACTGGTCTACTCATTACAGCAGTTCCAGTTAACATTTGGATCTTCATATCTCCTTGTGTAATCTTCTTAGCAGCCCTTGCTCTTTGAGAAGTCTTCTCTTTTAAGAAATGTGCTTCATCAAATATAATCATCGACCATTCAGTATCGGCTAATTCAGCAAACTTAACTGTAGCTCCTTTTCCTTGCTTCTTACCAATGATGTCATAATTAATAACTACTACATCTGCATTCCAATCATTTACTCTTTTCTTAGTTTCTTTAGATTCTATTACTGCAACACTTCTTTTGTTACCAGTAATCTCTAACCACTTTTCTTGCCAATTGTATTTTACAGAAGCAGGAACAACAACTAAACATGGAAATGAATTTGTAGTCTCAGCATACATTATACTTTCAAATGTCTTACCAAGTCCTACATCATCTCCATTAATGATGTTTCCTTTCTCTAATGCATAACCTAATGCTTCAATTTGATAATCTCTTGGTTCATATGTAAATCCTCTTGAGTCACATAGTCCTCTTAAATAAGCATAATCAACTTCAGTCTGTTTGTAATCAACTACTACATCTTCTTCTATTATCTGTTCAACTTGTTTAAAGTCAAAATCTCTAATCAATTGCAAAGCTCTTGATTTAGAATATTCAGTAATTGGAATGATCCATTGTTTAAATTCTGGATTGAATCTAGTATTATAATCACAAGCCTTAATCCTATTAACTATACTGTGATCGAAATCAAAAGTTAAGTTAATAGTCTTATTGACCTTGTCGATATAGAATGTTCTATTTTCCATCTATTCTTTTTAAATATTGAGCAATTAAAAATGCATCAATTTTATTGTCATCATTCTTTCTAGCTCTTGTACTTTTCCTAAAGTCTATCTCTGGCCATTCTGTTAGTGCAATAAACTCTGCTATTGCTTTTGAATCATTAACCATAGTCTTTCCAGTAGAGCTAGCTTTCTTTATGTTGTCGTAGCCCTTTCTCATTACTGATTGCCATTTTGCAGGTCTAACCATTAATATGTCAGCATCAATCATAATCATCATAAGTTTTTGCAATCCAGCTGTGTATCCAAAGTTGAAGTTATTTGTTGCACTCCAACCTCCTCTACCACCTACTTGCTCAATACCTACTTTAATCTCATATCCTTCACACAAGTCTTTAATCTCTTCTACAAGAGGTTTTAAACACTTCTCACAGAATACTGACTTGCCTTCTAGTCTTTCATATGGCATAGGGAAAAAGATGTTCTCTTCGTCCTTTATTATGGCTATGAAACCTTGCTTTCCAGGATCTATTCCTATGTATATAGTTTTATTTTTTGACATAACTTATTCCATTTATTTTTTCAATTAATAATATATCATCACTTACTTCTTCATCTGTAACGTGAGTAATAATCATAACAGAAATATCTAATTGTTTAGCACTCTTTACTAATTTTTTCAATCCTAAAGAATCTACTCCTTCAAATACTTCGTCAATAGATAAGAAATCTAAACCACCATATTTGTGAGTACTATTTAACATATGTCTATTTGCAAGTATTGCTGCAAATAAAAGTCTTCCTTGTTCACCTCCTGAGAAGCTACTGAACGATCTTTCAACTGTTCTAATAATTTTAGCTGTAATCTCATCTTTGAATGTTCCATTTGCAAGAAGTTTAAATCCTTCCATCTTAACTTTCAAATCTGAATCCATTCCATCTAAATATCTATTCATGTGAAATTCTATTGCTTCCAATGATTGGTTTGCAAGATGAGCTCTAAACTGTTTAAAGTTATTGGCCCATTGATTCCTCTTATAGATCTCATCTCCTTTTGTAGATAACTCCTCTTCAAGATCCTTCTGCTCTGTTGAGAGTTTTGATAACTGCTCTTCAAAGTTTTCTTTATTGTTTGGCTTTGTGGATCCTACATTCTTAATATCTATATTCAATTGCTTGATATCTAGATCAAATTGTTTTAGATCATTATTACAGTCTGCTATATCTTTATCGTGCTCAGCAATAAGTTTTTCATATCTTAGTACTTGTCTTGATGAAGATTGAGATTGAGTTGAAGCTTGGTTTAGATCATCTCTTAACTTCTGTCTCTTATCTTCTTGTTCTTTATTAGAAGATTGTATATTTGAAATCTCAACATCTAACTGGTCAATCTTACTTGAAATAGTTTTTCTTATCTCACACGCTTGACTCTGTTTTTGTTTAGCTTGTTCAATGGATCCATGTTTAGAATCTAATACAAATTCATAAGAACATTTAGGACATTCAATGGATCCAGATAATTCTATATCTAATTCATTGAGTAACTTATCTACCTTCAATTGCTTTGTAGACAATGTGTCAATTTGATCTTCTTGATCTGTTGTACTTATTAATTGTGTTTTGTAATTATCAAATGCCTTTTGAGCCATAGATACCTTAACGTCTATTGCTGCTAATTTACCTTCAGCATCTTTTAACAATTTAGCATCATCTGACTTCTTTTGGTCAAACTCTTTAATCTCATCTTGTACATCTAACTTATCGTCATTTACTTGTGAGATCTTATCTTGAATGTCTTTTACTAATTGACTCTCATCAATTACTTCTTCCTCTTGAGTTAGTTGTTGAGTAATGAATTCTACCTTTCCAACTACTTTATCTATATTAGATTTGATAGTATCATATTCTAACTGTAACTCAGAATTGTCAACTTTATCTAGTCCATCAATAATCGATGCATCACTAAATCTGTTTATCAACTCTACTTTTTCCTTATTACTAGCTTTAAAGAAAGTTTTAAATCTACTCTTGTTAATAATGTAATAGTTGAATAGGTCTTCTTTTTCAATATCAAACCAATTCATGATATACTTCTTACCATCATTTACATTTGAGAAACTTATCTCTTCCCATTCTCCATCGTACGATTTCTTTTTAAGTGTTAGTACATTGGATCCTTTTACTTTAATTAGCCAAGCTATATGTAATTGTTCTTTTCTAATATCACATGAGGCATACAATTCAGCATTTGCTTGTTTCTCTCCAAACATAACTAATTCGTTATCTCTTACATCTCTAGAATTACTAGCTGTAATACAAAACTCAATTGCTGTAAACAAACCAGACTTTCCGGATCCGTTTGATTCCTGATCTTCTTCTGTTAAATTTCTACCTTGTACTAATAGAGGATTTCTGGAAAAGTTATAATCCAGATTCTCATAAGTTAAAAAGTTTTTTACTACTGCTCTATCTAATCTCATATGTATATTTTTTGGTACTCTTAGTTGGGTGTAGCAATCAAATGCCTAAGCTCTAAGACTCACCCAATTCTTTTTAATTATATTGTATCCAAACTTGGACATCCTGCTGCATTCAAAGCATCTTGCCATTCTTGAATATATAACGAAGCCTCTTGAGGAGTTAATCCTGCAGTTAGGTTTTCGTAATATCCATTGATTTGTGAACACTCACTTTGTGGAGATTCAATTACGTCTTGTTCACATGATGTTAATCCGAATGTAAACACTAATACTAATACTAATACTAAATTTTTCATTTTTACTCTATTTTAATTTTAATCCCCAGTTCGTCTGGGTCCGATCTTTATACTTATTTTCTTAAAGCATCTAACTTGCTTTGTAGTTCATCCTGCAAATCAGGATTATCTTCTAATGCTGCTCTAAGATTTTTCATCCCTTTTGCAATATTAGTTCCATCATACTTATACCAAGCTCCTGCCTTTAAAAGTATTTCTTCATATACTAAAGCATCAACAAAACCTTGTGTATTGTCTACTCCTTTTCCATATATGATATCTTCTGCATACACTTGAAATGGTGCTGCAACTTTATTCTTAACTATTTTGATTTGTTGTTTGAATCCAATAGTTTCATCTCCTTGTTTGATCTGTCCTCTATTCTTAATCTCTAACCTTTGTGTTGCATAGAATTTTAAAGCCTTACCACCAGCTGTGGTTTCACTTGGTCCATACATTGCAATAGTTTTTCTCAATTGATTAATGAATATGATCGTACATTTGTTATCAGATGCTGCTCCAGTAATTAACTTCATACCTTGAGACATCATTCTAGCCTGCAATGCAATTTTAGCTTCTCCACTTTCACCTTCTAATTCTGCTTTTGGAATCATAGCTGCAACTGAATCTATTACTATCAAATTTACTTCACCAGTGTTAACTAATGCTCTAATAGCTTCAAATGCTTGCTCTCCATAAGTAGGTTGTGAAATATAAAGTGCATCAATATCAACACCAATTTGTTCACAGTACTCTGTATTCAAAGCATGCTCAGCATCAATGATTGCACAAATTCCTCCACTTGATTGCATACTTGCAATTGCTTCTAAAGCTAGTCCAGTCTTTCCACATCCCGATTCAGCATAAATCTCAACGATCTTACCTACTCCATATCCACCACCCAACTTAGAATCTAAACTTGGTCTTCCAGATGAAAATGTTTCTATTGAAGTGTTTGCTTCATTCATTTTCATTACAACTGATTCTCCAAATCTTTTCTCTAAGGCAGCTAGTGCATTTTTTATTCCTTTGCTCATATATTTATCTCTTTAAATATTCATTTAATAATACAATACCTTCTTGATATTCATATCCCTTTTCATTACAAAAACTCTTAAAAGCATCTTTAACTTGCTCCTCTCCATAATGTTCAATCACAGTTGGTAATGCTAGTTGATCATCTTTATAGTCATACTTAACATCATACTTAATCTTCACATCAATTCCGGATCCATTAAACAAACTCTTATCCAGAGCCTTTAACTTACTTTCATCTCCTACAAATTCAAAACGAATAGTGTTTGAGCTATTTTCATAAGTTGTAATCAATTCTTTTAATTGCTTTGCTGTAGTTTTATTAATATCAATAGTTACTTTCTTAAAGCTCTTAAAATCACCCTTAATTAGTTCATACGACAAATCTTTATTCAATACTGCAAATCCTTTGTTCTCGTCTTCACCAAAGTTACTTTGTCTTAATGAAGGTAGATGAACGATGTCTTTACTTATTTCATGATGATTGTGATAATGTCCTAAATAAGTTTTGGTAAACTTACTCAAAAGTTTTTTATTAATTGTACTTTTTACAGAAACTTTTCCTAAGTGAGTAGATCCTGCCATTTCAAAATGGCTAATCAACACATCTGTAGGCTTTGCTTCTTCCAACATTGGAATCAACATATCATCTGAAAAGAATGGCAACAATGTAATTGTAACTCCATCTAATTCGATAACAGATAATTCTCTGTTGAAAACTACACTTGGATAATGTCTGTATACATCTAAGAAACTATCATAAGAAGCATAAACTGTCTTATCGTGGTTTCCTGGAAATATATACAAAGTGCATCCAGCTTTATTTATTAGATCTAATATTTCATCAAAAGCATGTAAAACACTTTGTCTTTGAAACGATCTACTATCAAATAAATCTCCAGCAAATATCAAATTAGCAATACCTTCTTTCTTGGCATACTTTAACATATGCTTTACAGAGTGTATTACATCTTGCTCATTCCCAGTCTTGAGATGTGCATCATTAAATATTATTGCTAATTTATCTTTCATTTATTTGAATTTAAAAAATCTTCCTTTATCTTTCTTGAAATCGGCTATCCATACTTGCTCCTTATCTACTTTTGATCCCCATCCTTTTTGATATAGGATCTTAGTTCCATCTTGAACATGCACAATAACTTCTCCTCTGTTTTCTGTGAAGCTTTTCTTAGCTCCTCCAGCACTTAGCAATCTAGCCCATCTTCCATCAGTCCATTTATCTTTTAGACCTGACTTCTTTTCTTGCTTAAAATTACCAGCTTTCAATACGTAGTATCTTTTTTCCATGGTGTATAATTTTAATGTTAAATAATATAGGGGACTGAATTAACAATCCCCTTATTATAATTATCCTAATAAAGCATCAAGTTGAGAATCTAAATCTCCCTCTTCTACTTTAGCAACTGGAGCAGCTTCTGCTACTTTAGCTACTGGTTTTGGTTTTGCAACTGGTGCTGGCTTTAAAGCATCAAGATTTCCTACTACCTGAGCAGTTACCTCATTTACAAACCACTCATTCAAATCTTCGAAGAATCTTTTGATATTCTTAGATCCTGCAGTCTTGAACCAAGCACTGTCTTGAGTTGGAGTTCCTTCCACTCTAAGAGTTAACTTCTCTCCATTCTGTCTGAATGAAATACCCATTGCTCTTCTTTTGTCATTCCCTACAAAGTCGTAAGGCTTAACATAAATCGGTTGTCTTAAATCTGCAACTAATAAACACTTCATCATATCTTGTGAATATCTATTATTTGTAGATATTGATAAGATAAAAGCCTCACCTTCTGATTCGATTGTAACATTTAAGTTCTCTCCGTACTGTGGATGAGTTCTAAATTCTACTTTTGTAACTAATCCAGTCAAGTCTGCGTAACGAGCTCCTGCTCTTTCACCTACTGTTCCATCAGCTCTGTTAAACTCTTGTGTTGCAAAGTTTGCATTACTTGAGTCAGCTTTTCTATCCCAGATGTACCCACCTGCAATAGTTAAAAATGTTGATCTTTTGTTGTCATTTACTGATCCTAATCCCATAATATATAGTTTTTTGTGGACTTACTTATGCCACGATTAATACTGAAGGTCTTCTAGTTTTCAGAATGTATGCCTTGGGTACATTCTTTTCTTTTATTTTGTAATTAATATTCCATTAACTTTTCCTTGAATCATCTCTTCAACGAATTCAGTTGGAGTTACTCCATTTACTAATGAATTTAATTTTCTACTTTTATCTTGACAAGCCCAATACAAACTACTTAGTGCATTGAAATTCTTCTCTGCAGTAATGAATGCTTTCTTTAGTTCAATCCATTTAGGATCAATCTCAAATGAGCTACTTAATGAAGTCTCAGATAATTTTACTCTGACATCTTCGTTATCTACTCTCACCAAATAGAATCCAGAGTTGTTTGCAGCCTGCTTTCTTAACTTGGCTTTATACTCTCCTTCATATATCTTATATTCTAACTTGGTAGTTGCCATCAAAGCTTCTACTTCTGCTTTGAGCAGTCCAATTCTATTTACAGCAGCTGATATAGTTACAGCATCTCCATAAACATTTCCAACATCAATCTTTGTAAGCTCATCTACATTAATAGAAGAATCTAAATCATCATGTTCTAAAACGATAGGTTTATCACCAATGTGTATAGTATACTTCATATTACCACATTCCAGACCCATTCTGAATTACATCAATCATTACTGCTGAAACACATGGTAATAAAAATAGTACTCCAAATAGTACTCCAAATTTATCAGCCCCATCCAATCTTAAAAATGACCTCTTTACTAATTTTGTGTTTACTCTTACTTTTTTAACTGTTTTCATCTTACTTATTTTTAAATTTATATATTATATTTTTTCCTTGCCATAAAGATACTCCTAATTAAATATACGAAGCAACATTTATTTCATTTATTTTTAAAATAAAAAAGAAAAGGCACCCTCAGGTGCCCAATCTAAGCTCTTTCTAGAGAACAATTAATTTTGAATTTTCTTTGATTGTAAACTGATTTGCTCTAGCCCACTTGGCATCATATCTTAATTCACCCTCAAATATTATCAGATTCTTTTCAGATCCTTTTAGTTGAGTCTTAAAGTTTTCAAACTCTTCTGACCAAACCATAATCTTAAATAACTTGTAATTATGTTCTATTGTTATTCTACAATATTCACCTTTAGCTGATCTTGCAACTTTAGCTTCTACTATGTATCCACCAAAACTTCTAAAGATAGATTTCTCTTGCTTTCCACTAACTTCACTTAATGTAGCAAATTGAGATTCTACTCCATAGTCTTCTGCTATTCCTTTATAGTCTAAGAATGCTAAACCAGTTAATCTCTTTTGCTGTAATGACCACCACCATCTTTGATCTGTCTGTCCTATTGTATAAACATCTCTTTTAGGATTGGCTATCTTTACTTTTTTATACTTTCTATATCTCTTTATTAACAGATGTCTTCTTTCTTCTCTACCTTCAAGATTGTATAAATCATCAAAACATCCTGATGCAATTAGTGCTTCATATGTTTGTTTCTTTACTTTACTACCTTTGAAGTTATGTCTGAATACAAAATCTGCAAAAGACTTATAATCTCCTTTTTCAATTCTATCTTGAATAATTTGATTAGCTGTATCTTCTCCAATACCTTTGATGGATCCTAATCCCCAAAAGATTGTACTTGATTCTTGATCAGATATCATACTCATTGCTGAGTGATTAATATCTGGAGCCTTCACACTAATTGCTTTGGCTTGCATAATTTCAGATAAATACTTTAAAGTATCTTCTTCATTTGCATAATCTAAAGCCACTGTCCAATATTCAATTGGATAATGAACTTTTAACCATTGAGAAGCATAACCAGTCATAGCATATGCAGCAGAGTGACTCTTATTGAATCCATACTTTGCAAACTCCATTACTGCTACCCACACTTCATCAAACTGAGCTTGTGTTGCTCCTTTATCTAAGAATCCCTGAGCTACTTTCTCTTTCCACTTTAACAATGCAGATAACTTCTTTTTACCCATTGCTCTCCTAACATCATCAGCTTCTTTCATACTCAGTCCTCCAACTAATTGGAACACTTGCATTACTTGTTCCTGATATATCAAAAGTCCAAATGTATCCTTTGCAATCTCTTCTGTACCCCATAAGTATTTAGGCTCTCTACCTTCATTCTTACACTTTACATAAATCTCATGATAGTGATTCTCCATTGGTCCAGGTCTATATACAGCAGTTGCAGCAATTAAATCTTCAATTCTTTGAGGCTTTAGTGCTTTACTATATTCTGTAAGTCCAGTGGATCCTAATTGAAACACATCTCCATTCCATCCATTACCAAAGTATCTGAATACTTCTGGATCGTGTGGTAGATCATATATGTTAGGTACTTCTTTATCATTAATCTTTATGAGATCTAAGATATCTGTAAACTTATCTAATTGCTTAATACCTAAAATATCATCCTTTAAGAATCCAGCATCATCCATTTCATTACCTCCCCATTCTGAAACTACTAATCCTTGTTGTAACCTTGTTGGCACCCATTCTGATGCACTCATTACACTTGGGAATATAATTACAGCACATGGATGAATTGATTGTGTCTTAGGCTGATCTAACAAAGTAGGCAACATATAGAATATGTCACTGTTCCTTTGAATGAAAGACTTTAATCTTGGCTCACTACTAGCTCTTTTAATTAAATCTAACATAGTTAAATCTCCTGCATCAATTATTGAAGTAATTAGATTAGCTTCTTTAAAGTCAACTGAAGATATTCTTGCAAAATCTTTTACCAAGCCTTTCAATTTCATAGTAGAATAAGATCCTACTGAACACACTTGTTCTTGACCAAATCTATCTTCCATGTATTGTTTAATCTCAGCTCTATTTCTACCAGCAAAATCTGTATCAATATCTGGAAGCGTTCCATCTACCAACTTCATAGAGGTGTTTTGTGTTATCTTAGTTACTTTCATATTTTAGTATCTTATTATTTCATCACCTTCTACAACTTCATGTACAAAGACAACTGTTTCTTTACTATCTCTTTTTATTCTTACTAAGGATCCCTCTTCAAATTCTAAAGTTTCACCATCTGCTTCAATAATGTAAGAAGGTCTTTCTTCAAATTTACCCATCCTTCCACTATTCAAAAATCTTTCAAATAATAAATCGAATCTTAAAGGATCCACTTGAATAATTCCCATCAAATAAGCAACTAAACTTCCACCAGCTGATCCTCGACCAATTCCAGTTAACATCTTTTTGCTTTTTGCATATCTAATAATATCATGAAGACTTAAAAAGTAATCTATTACATCACCCATCTTCAATACAGCAATCTCTTTTTTTAATCTTGCTACATATTTTTCTGCATCCTTAACTTCTCTATCTTTAAATCCTTTCTTAACTATATTCATGAACAATAGTTCATTTGTATCAAAGTTTTCAGACTCTTCTTCAGTCATTATATATCTTGGCAAGTGTCTTGTATCTGTATCATAACTAAAGTTACAATTCTCAACCAACACTACCTCATTACTTATTGCTCTTTTATACAATTCAATCCAACTCTTATCTTGTGAATCAAACATAGTTAATAATTCACCAGCATATTGTGACTTAGACTTGAAATATTGATTGTCAGTCTTATCGTCAAATGCTTTATTGATAGTCCACAAAGATTCTCTAGTCTGAAAGTCTTGTGATTCTAAATAAAATGCATCTGTAATACTAATTGGTTCAATATCGCTCGTAATAAATAGCTCTAAATTATTGATGTACTTCTCATCTCTATCTGCATTCAAAAAGTTTACAGTATCTAATTGATAAAAGTCTACATCTAATTCATTAACATTGTGATAATCCATACTTTTAGGATCTGCAACAATGAATAATCCTTCTTTGTTATTTTCTAATGTTGAAATTGGAACACTGAAATTCAAATCTACATTAATTATAGTATTGAACTTCAATAAGTTTAACCATCCTTGAAAGTTCTTTGCATATAATTTTACATCATATGTTTTGGATCCTTCAACAGAAATAGTCATTCCAATTATTGACTTGATGTTTGCATTCTTACATTCGTTCTGAAAGTTTAGCACTCCACCAAGAGTATTCTTCTCACAGATTCCTAAAGCCTCAGCTCCTAAGAACTTTGCTTTTGATATCCATGACTTATATAATCCCATTCCATTCATAAGTTCATATCCTGATCTTATTCCTAGAAAAGATTTTGTTGGTAATTTCTCTTTTGCTTTACCAATATAATTTAACTCAGTTAAAGTTAAATCTTGTTCTTTATTTTGTGTATAGAATCTTCCTCCAAATTCATATACAAATCCATCTACATCGTCAGTTAGTTTAAAAACTGAATCAGGTTCAAAATCTCCATCTTCATCTATAAGATTAATTTCATCATTTAAGATCATATACTTATTACCATCTATAAGCAAGAATTCTCCTTCGATCGTAAAATCTAGAAGCATTGCTTTACAGTAATTGTATAATTTATTTTGTTCCTTATTCATATATTATCTTATTAATTTATTAGCGTTTGCCATAGTAGTAAACTCATAACCATATTTTACCATCACCTTAATAATTGCGTTTGTGTCAGTTGGAAAATGAAAATTTTTAGAGTAGTAATCTTTAACTACACTAGCAAAAGATAAGTCTTTAGAACTATCTATATTACCCATAAAAAAAGTAAATCCTTCTTTATTATCTGTCATTACTTTTATAACTCTTGTTAAATCTGCATCCATAATGGTAGACAATAATTCAACTCTTAAAGATTCGTTAGTAGCCTCTACTAAAGACATATCTAAAACCTCCATAGAGATGTTTTGAAGTATATTCTTACCAATTATAGAGTAAGACTCATGTCCGCTATCATAAACATTCTTAGTAACTTTATAACCGTTTACATCAAAAACATAAGCCCATCCAATACCCCTAGTATATCCTGCTGTACTTAACCCCGCACCACCTACAAACTGTGTCAATCCGTAAACTTTTTTTGCATCTTTGTTTGATAATTTCATAATATATGTTTTTCTTTGATATAAAGATACTCCTTTTAGAATATACGAAGCTACTTTTATTAAAAAAAGATTAATTATTTTTAAAATTAGGAATAACCCCTACTAATTAAAGTAGAGGCCAATCCATCTATGTAACGTAAATTACAGTATTAACTTGTGACTTTTGCCATATACTCTATGTTATGTAAAGCCAATTGTATTTGTTCTTCTGTCATGATTCTATCAAAGTAATCATGTGGTGTTGGGATTCTTGTATACTCTTCAGTACCAAACTTCTGATCGTTCATTCCTGACCAAACTGTAAAACAACTATCTGTTGATCTTACAAACTCCTCACCTTTATATAATTCAAACTCCCATGCTTCTCCAGCTCCTAAGAAATGTAAAGGCTTACCTAATAAACCTTGATTCTTTAAGATCTTAAACATATCGTTTCTATCTTGTGCAATTCCTACATCTCCAAATTTAACTCCAGAGATAACAAATGGTATTGCTAGTTTACTCATTCCAATTGTATTTACTTCTGGCATACCCAATAAGGTTTCATACAACTCTAACCATGAGTCTAAATCTTCTCCTTGTGGACATGCAAATACTTCAATGTCTTTTAACAATGGATCCTTTTTCATTTCTTCAATAGTCCATAAAAGATTTTTATAAGTCTCTTTACTATTGAATAGTATGTCTAAAGGTATCAATTCACTTGGTTGCAACTCTCTTGCTATCTCAAGTACTTGTTCCTTTGTTACAGTTTCATGATCACCAGCTCCATTGTCTAGTGTTACCCATGCTCCTTCAGCTACTCTTGCTTTAAAGAATGCTCTGTATTCTGCATTCCTTAAATATATCTGAGATAAACAAAAGTATCTATCTCCTTTCTTCATTAACTCCATCTGAGAGTTAGGTGGTATTACATAAAAGTCCATATTAATAATTCTTTATGAAGTCACATTCAACTTCTGTTAATAAATAGTATTGCAATTCCTTCATACCCAAAGACTGATCTCCCTTAATTGCATCTTCAAATAAGATCTTAGCATCTTTCTCATCTCCTCTGTTAAGATACCTCTCTTTTAAAATATCTCTTGGCACAACTAAGTATTTGTGTTCTACAACATCAAATAGCTTCTCAAGTTTTCTTGCCAATGTAGGTTGTCTTAGTCCAGTGATAATATATATGTGCTGATTCTCATTAATGATATCGTTAATCCTTTCTTCAAAGTAGTCCTCTAAGTTGTTATCAAAGATCCTTTCAGTTGTTTGAAACTTCTCTCTAACTAACTGTCCTAAATCAATCTGTTGATATTGAACTCCTGAATATGTATTTTCAATCATAGTATCTTTTCCACTACAAATCTCTCCTGAAATAAATATTACTCTTCTACTCATGAACAATAATTTTGTTTTCTAATTCTTGCAAAGTTTTCTCCATCTTCATCTACCTTTACAACAATTGCATTAAACTTATTCATTAATTCTTCAGCAATAGCTTCACAACTCAAGTTTCCAAACTCAGCTGGAAAACCATATTTGTCATATAAATACTTTTGCACTCTTCTCTGAACAAGAATAAACTCTTGATCTCTGTCATTGTGATTCACAATAATCTCCATCTCTACACCAAAATTATGTCTATGTCTTACTGCAAGAAAATCTACATCTTGTCCAAACATTTCAACTGCTTTAGCGAATGCATGAAACCCTTCTACCGAAGTCTTCACACCTATTGTTTTAATTACCTTATCTAACATCTCCTGATCCACTTAAAGTTCCTCTTTTAGCTCTTGATGCTAACTTATCTACATTTTGCTGTAAGATTGTACTTACTTCTACTCCAAAGAAGTTAGCTAGGTATTCACATATGGTTAACAAATTAGCAATCGCTACATTCATCTTCATAAATTTACCTGGTACTAATTTCTTATCAACAAATAGTGTGTAATCATCTCTCAAAGCCTTCTTGAATACTTCCAATACTGCTCCAGTTTCAACAACTAGCATGTCAACTACATTATCAAATTTACTATCTACTGGCAAATCTTTAGAGTAATCAAAATAGATATCACCTAATTTCTGATCAGTCTCTTGAGCCAATCCAGCCAAGTACCAATATACATCACCAATCTCTTTTGCAAGTAATTGTAATTTATCACCTTCTAAAGTAGTGATCTCCTTTCTACTTTCTTTTATCTTTTCGAATAGTTCAGAAGACTCCCCTCCCAAACCAAGGGCCAAATAACTAAGAGCAGCTTCATCAGCATATATCTTAGTCGTTATGGCTTGCTTTTGGTATTGATTTAAGTTCATTTATTTAGCGCTTAATGAAATGTTAGTATAAAATTCGTTTCTAGCTGCTGGATCATCCTTAAAGAATCCAGATAACTTTGCAGTTTGCATTGAAGCTCCCTGATGTTTAACTCCTCTACAAGATACACAGTTGTGTGTTGCAGAAATATTAACAGCTACTCCTTGATTACCTTCACAAATCTTATCTACTGCATTATGTATTGCAACTGTAAGTTGTTCTTGAATAGCACCTCTTCTTCCAAACAATTCAACTATTCTATTTAATTTAGAAAGTCCAACTACTTTACCATCAAGAGATGCAATGTAAGCAATACTTACAGAACCTCCAATTGCTTGGTGGTGGTGAGAACACATAGACACTACTGGAATGTGAGACTCTTGTACAATACCATCATATCCATCAGATGGAAATCCAGTAATCTTACTCATTGCATTATATCTTCCTGCCCATAAGTCGTTCACATATGCTTTTGCAACTCTATTTGGAGTGTCATTTGAATTAGGATCATTCTTATAATCTACTCCAAGAGCAGTTAAGAAATCTCCATATGCTTTTGCAGCATTGTCGATGATCACTTGTTTTTGCTCTACAGTTAATTCAGCCTCAGGACCAAACGTCTGTCTTGCAATTTCTAATTGTGTAGATATACCATTAGCATGACCAGCCTCAGCTAGCTCTAAGTTATCTACGAATGTTTTGTTACTCATAATTTTACGTTTTTAGTTTATAATTTTGATAAAGATACTAAATTATTTCAATCTAGCAACTTTATCTCTCGCTTTATTCTAATTCTTTTTGTAGTTGAATAATCCATTGAGAAATTCTCTCTTCAGATAGTTCGTCTTGATTGTCTTCATCTAAAGCCAATCCATAAAACATTTCTTTATTTATTTCAGCCTTGCTCTGTTCGTAATCATATCCTTCAGTACTCCAATTACCAATAATTGTTCCACCATTCTCAACAATAACCTCAGCCAACATTCCTACTCCATCTATAAAATATTCTCCATAGCCCTCTTGATCTCCTAATCCAAATAAACAAAACGTCTTATTTCTAAAATCTTTTGTTTTAAATTCATCAAAGTAATCTTCCCAAGCCGATACTAAGTCTCCATCGTACCAAGTTGAAAGACCAATCATATAAAAATCATGACTAGTCCAATCATCTCCTTCCATCTCAGACACTTCAACTACTTCATCAATACGATCAAATTCTCTCTCGACAATTTCACATACCTCTTCAGTCTTTCCTGTATCTGATCCATATATTAATTTCATATTCATTATACTTCCCTTTGGTCTTCAAATGCAATGATGTGAGGTCTCCAAGTCATTCTGTATCCATTATCTCTTACCCAATCAAATACTAAAGGATATGAAACTTGTAATGACTCTCTTGAATCTCCTGCTGGCATAAAGTATACTTTACTCTCTTCAACTCCTAACTCTTCTAAATAGTCAGTAATCTCTTTCAAGTCTTCATAATTACTTCCACCCCATACTGGTTTAATGTGATAGTCTGTATGATAATCGATTGAAGCTAATATTGCTGGAGTGTTAATTCTCAACTTATTGTGTTGCTTAATCATTCTCTCATCTGTAATTGCACCTAAAGGAGTTTCTACACCTAAAACTGGTACTGAATTACTAAACTTAGGACTGATACTTAATAATCCTATTGGATAATCAGTTGCTAAGAAGTGAGAACCTTCTGTTTCCATTGTAATTACAATGTTGCGTTCATTTGCAAAGTGTGTTAGTTCATTTACTAATGCACTATGCATTGATGGACTTCCTCCAGTCAACATCATTTCTGATATATGTGGATTATCATCATATGCTTTTATGATATCATTGAAACTATAACTTCCCTTGTCTGGATGAATACTTGTGTACCAAGAATCACACCATCCTCCTTCACCGAAATAACATCTATGTGTACATCCAGTCGTTCTAATTACTACTGTAGGCATTCCTGCTCTACTTCCTTCTGACTGTACTGCAGTATAAATCTCAGCAATTGGTAAAGTTTTATCTTTATCTTTAATCCTCTTCAATTGTTTTACTTCAGGAGCTTTAGGCTCTTTTCTGTCAGCAACTATCAACTTAGATAGATTCACTTTTTTAAATTCACTCATAATACTATAATTTATTTTACGTTATTTACTCTCCAAACGAAGCTTCGTTCTTAGCATGCTCTCTAAAGTCAACTTTAGTTACACGAACTCTTCCTTCTGTTTCTGTAATTACAAAGTCATTTAACTTATTGTAAATGAACTCTGCAAATTTCTCTGCTCCAGTAGCTGGAATTATTCTTAATTGAACAAGTCCTTTATCATCTAACTTTTTAAAGTCTTCTAAAGCTGGATCATCTATTGCCATAACAAGTGTGTGGTCGAACATATAGTCCATCCACTGCTTAGCTGACATTCCATCAATCTTGGTTTTGGCTCTTTTCATTCCTCCAAAATCCCATACCCAATTTCTATGATCTAATTCTCCTTCAAAATATACTTTGAAAGATATACCATATCCATGTAAGAATCTACAGTGTGTATCTCCAGCTGAATGTTGTCTGAATACTGTACTGAATCCATCAAATACTTTTGATGAAGTAAACTTTGCGTTACTCATAATTTATTGTTTTATTTGATTAATTTAAAATTTCCTGTGTTCCTAAAATGTTTTTCATAATTTATTTATTTCTTGTTTAACTTCTGTATAAAATTCAAATTTCTTATCTGCTATAGTAGTAACTGCATCTAATATCTCATCTACACAAATTAATGCACATTGTTTGGCGTGATAATCTTCATCACTATTTGGATAGTCATCGCTTTGATGCCAACAAAACATATCTACTAACTCTTTTGCTTTTTCTTTTGCTGTCATAATTAAATAAATTTATCGAATAAACCCGCTGCATAAAACATCCCCATCCATAATAAGAAAAATAAAACTTGTTGAGGGAAATTAAACTTTGTATCCATTTCCTCTCCATGCTTTGCAAGGTGAATACCTATTCTTAATGTCATCATAAATACTATTAAAATTGTTGCTATCATAATTTTGTTTTTTAAATTGTTTCTTGTTTTATAGATACTCTTACGTCTGTATGAAACATTTCGATATTCCAATTGTTTCTATTGCAAACAAAGTTTGCCATATTCCATGCTTGTTCGATTCCACTCACTCCTCCTAATTTGTAAGTTTCTTTTGTCGCTTTATTTTGATAAATTGCTGTCATAATTATTTCTTTCCACAAAGATACTGTTAAACAAACATACGAAGCAACAATTATTTTAATTATTTTTATAGTCTCTCATATCAAAAATTAAATTTAAACTTCCTACGTTCGTACTTTTCTTCAGAGTTAGATCCATTAGATCTCAATCCTTTTAGCATTACAATTAAGAATTCTGCATTGGCCATTGTGTCACTTTCTGCACGATGAGCTTCTTTTAATGTTAATCCTGATGCATTAGCACAAACTCCTAAAGAATAACTTGGTAATTCAAACCATCTTAATCTAGCCCACTCTAATGTATCAATCATTTGAGTGTCATTTGTCAACTTATAAATGTCATGACCCTTTCTTCTTAACAATTTCTCTAAGAATGGATTGTCAAACTTCTTTATATTGTGTCCTGCAAGTATTGGCTTAGCATTTCCTATTGTATACTTCTCAATGAAAGCTGTAATAAGATCAATTGCTTCATCTTGTTCAATTCCTTCATTAATTAACATCTCCTTTGACATATGAGTTACACTCATTGCTTGTGGATTATAAGTTTTATCAAAATATAACTTAGCTATGTTTCCATATTTCTCACTACTCTCTAACAAAGCTACTTGCTTTGAATCAAACTGAGTACCCTTTCTTTCAATTAACATCTCCATCTCTTGTATACCAGCTTCTACTGACTCAAGATCCTTAATTGTTAACCTCTTCCCTCCATACATTATAGAAGCTACTTTTGTTTCTGGATCCTTCTCAGCTACTAACTTGAAAATTGCTCTAGCTTCTTTTGTAGAATCTACTTCTAGGTTCTCTAAGTCAAAGGTTGGCTTTATGATACATGAAAACTTATCTTCTATCTTTAAAGTTTCTAAATCAATTACAACCATAGCAATTTCTGTTACTGCATTATGATCGTGTTTTAATCCACCAGTCTCTAAATCATAGACTATTACTTTCTTATAAGGTGATTGCATATTATATTTACTTTATTTATTATTAATTTCTTTTCAAATAACCGTTGTTTCAAAACTACTTTGTCTTCTATTATATGAAGGTTAGCTAATCCTCTGATACTCAATAAGCTATTGACCTAAAAGTACCTTGATAAACGGCCTTTGTTGCCATCATATATCTTCATACTTTTCTTATCACCATGATCCCATTGTGTATGATGTTTAAGACATAAATGATTGATATTATTTGTATCGTGTCTTAACTCTGGTGCTATGCTTTTAGCTACTATATGACTATATCTCCATCTTGCATTTACCTTTCCTTCATCATTTCTAAATTCTGTAGGTAATTGTACTCCACACTCCTCACATTTGTGATTAGATAGATCGAAACACTCTTGATAAAATGCTTCATCTTCAGCTAATCTCTTTATATTCTTTTTAGGTGTAGCTTCTACGTTACTAAATAAACTCTTCTTTGCCTTATTCTTACGACTTCTAAGAGGTTTAATTTCTTTCTTGGACATAGTATATGTCTTACCATATTTAGATCCATGTAATCGTTCGTTATTACACTCTTGACATAAGCCAAAGTGTTTATTAACTATATTCTTTTCTGTGTTACAATTTTTACAGTTCATTTTTTTCGTTAAAGATACTCTTTATTTTACATCTACAATATGATATTGCAAACTTAATAGTTGTTCCTATTCCAAATCCTCCAATCAAAAGAGTCCATAAGTTAGGATGATAATGCTCTCCACAAAGTCCTAAGGCATGTTTAACTACTTCTATCATAATATATCGTTTTAATTATTTAAACCTCTTAGAGGTGTTTATTTTTGATTTAATGTATAAACTTGATTAACAAATTTTCTATTGATCAAAGACTTTCCTTTTCCAAAGTCAAAAGCATCCTGTAAACAAGTTACTTCATTTGACTCAATCTTCTTTGTTAATTCAATTGCAAATTTTAATTCTATAATGTTCATAATATTAATTTTTGGTAAAGATACTCCTTTTAAAATATACGAAGCAACATTAAAACGAAATTTTTTACAAAAAATAAAAAAAACTAGCAGCTCTTGTACTTGAGTTGCTAGTTTATTTATTATTTATTTTACTTGTATTAAACAAGTTGGAAGTGTGGAAGATCCTTAAATCTAATCCAATCACCACCCCATTGTAATTCTTCTTCTTCTTCAAAGATACATTCGTTTTGCATTATTGCAAATTCTTCCTTAAATAAAATACTTAATGAAACATATTTTTCTTTACAATCCCAACATGCACCATGTTCGTCATAAACAAATATATCAAAAGCCTTTCCCGTTTGATGATATGAGGTTCTTTTAAATCCATCTATTTGTGTCACCTTAGGTCTTTGATGAAATAAGTTGTTCTGCTGTTGTGCAGTTCTCATTCCTCCATTGCTTGGTATGCCAAAATCAATTTCTGATTTTTTAAGTACTCTATTCACTAACTTGATTAATCGTTTGTCAATATCTTTAATATTCTTCTTTGAGTTTCTACTTAATTTGAATTCCATAATTTTTTGTTTTTAGTTAATCAGTACTTGATGTTCTTAAATTTACCATTTAATCCTTCAAAAGTTATTTGCATATCTCTAGGTAGTAAATCTATTCCCATTGCCCACATATTAAAAACAGCTAAAGTCTTGTCAAAATTTGTTGAATGAAAACTACTTCCAAAGATAGATTCTATTCTATGTTCAAAAGAGTTTACTACATCGTATCTAAATGTCTCAAATAGATGTATCACATGATCAACATCTTCTTCCAATATTCCTTTCGCTAACCAAAGATTTCTGGTGTTATCTACATAATCCTTATGCATCTTGTTTTGAGCATCTATAATAAAGTTTTTCAACTCTGCATTAGACATTGTCTCCATTTTAGGATATCTTGCAAGATTTTTCATATGCATAGCACAAGTCCTTGATTTGCTTTTTGTAAAATCATAACACATCTTAGACTTAACTTTGTCGTACTTTTTGTTCGTATAAAATTTCATTATCTTAACTTCATGTGTAGCTCTTTCTAATGTAGCAAATACATCATGCAGAAGTAGATCTTGAATCTTTTGTACTGGTTTTTTCTTTTTGAAAAACTTACCTATTACATTCTTAATAATTGCTTCTTTATATATCACCGCAAGCGAGATGATGAGAAAGATCAATGTAATTAAATAAGGATTTTCAATTGTTTCCAAAATGGAAAATATGCTTTTCTCGTTCATTGTTGTATTGTTAGTTGTTATCGGCTTGTCATTATATATACTCCCCTCAATTAAGAGAGGAGTTATATAGATTTATTATTTTTTGTTGTTTGTTAATCTATACCTTGATACACTCTTGTCATAGTTACTTGTCCAGTTGGAAAAGTGTCTACTGTTGTTGAATTAATTTTAACTCCCCAAACTATTGTAGATTGACCACCAAGAGGTAAAGTAACGGTAAATGGACTACCAGCTCCAGGGTCAGCATTCCACAAATTGCCTGGACCACCAACTGTGTTTATAGTATCGGTAGCTCCTACGGAAACGGTACTTCCACCCTTCTTTACTACTGCTGGTGTACCACCAAAATCAAGATTGTCTGTTTGACTTACAAACTCAAACTCTATTTGAAATCCTTGAAAAGCCGTAGCTCCATTTACTAAGAAATTATTTCCAGAAACAGCTACCACTATTGTCGCAGCACTTGCTCCATAATTTCTAAATTCTAATAAGCTAGTTGCTGGATTAGTATAATACGTTCCATCATAGCTTCCAGAAGATGCATCTGAAACACAATCTAACAAATCATCCGTCGTTGGATTAATCTCACTCACTACGTCTTGTAGTGAAAAAGTAGTTGTATCTGGTACTGCCATTATATACCAGCTTTTTTTAATCTAGCTTCTAATTCAGCTATCTTAGCAATTAGTAAGTCTATATAAGCTACAGACTTCATTCCTTCATCATCTGTTCTCACAAACTCTGGATGAGCCTCTTCTAACTCTTGAGCTATTACTCCATATCTCTTTTGACCCTTGTCAGATTTCATTTCAAAAGTCTTCCAATCTACGTCAATAGATTTGTTGTCAACCTTTTCAACATTTTCCTTAAGTCTACTATCCGAAGATAATATAAAGTTTGTTGCAGTAACTGTATTACTAAAGGTTGTAACACCAGTTGCGCTCATAAACATACGTGTAGAGTGTCCACTTCCACTTCCTAATCTAATAGCAAAACTAGAGTTTCCATCGTCTCTTCCTTGAATAACTAATCCACCAAATTTAGAAAATGCTGTTTCTGTTTGTGAACTTGGGTTTGTTGTAAATATATAACTAGAATCTGCCAAGGCATTTGCCTGCGCCTCAGAAACATAGCTCAACATTCCTAAACCATTCCAAGTGTTTGTACTAGATTGTTGAGAAATCTTAATACCATTGTTAGACCCACTAACTATATCTAGTTTAAATGAAGGGTCATCTTCCCCTATTCCAACGTTTCCAGTAGAATCAATTCTCATCCTCTCATTAGAAGCTGCGTTACTAAAACTTCCACCAGTTGATTGAGTGTGAAAAGATATTAAAGCATCATCTGTAGCTGTTTGATGAGCTGCTCTTATGTGAGCCAAATGGTCTCCATTCCTTTCAAATGAAATTAATCCAAGGTCGGAACCAGCACCACCATCAGTATGGTCTAATATCAACTCATTGTTACCAGCACTTTTCAATTTAACTACTGTAAATGAATTAAAATTGGATGTTACGTCAGTTGAACCAACTCCTACATTATCACAAAACACATCTTCATTAGCTAGAATGTTTCCATCTACATGAAGCATTTGAGTTGGTGCATTTGTACCAATACCTACTCTACCATTGTTTTGAATTCTCATCCTCTCAGTACCACTAAGAGTAGTCGTGTTAGAGGATGTGTAAAATCTAACAACCTCAACAGAGTTTAAAGCTGCGGCACTACCACCAATAGAAACATAACTTATTCCAGAATCTATATAACTATTAATCATAGCTACATTTTGTTCATCTGTATCGTAATGTTTAAATGATATACCAGACCTCTTTACTCCATTGTCCGTTAAACTTTTACCTAAAGACATAGTTTCATAATCATTACCACCTATCACATCAAACTGTGACGATGGGCTATCTGTCCCTATACCTACTTTACCACCATTCGTTACACGTAAGTGTTCAGTAGCACCTTGGCTAACCTTTAAGAAGCTATTTACAGCATCATAACCATAGTTGAATTCCAAAGAACCCCAAAGATTACTATTTCCATGTAATAATATTTGAGCATCATTAGTATTGTCATTACCACCATAAATAGATAAATTACCAGACTCATCGTTTGGATAAATATCCCCGCCTACATTAAGGCTTCCTGTTAATTTTATATTTCCATCTACTTCTAACTTCTCGCTAGGGCTATCTGTTCCTATACCAACGTTACCGCCATTGAAATAACTAGTAGAATTACTTCTAATTCTTGCGCCAATAGCATTAGAGCTATCTCTTAAATAAAGCTCTGAACTATCACCATTAAAATATATTCCACTATCTGCTGTACCTGCATTATTTCTAAGTTGTAGTCCCCAGTTATTAGCACTTTCATTATTAGCTACATAAAATCTCTTAGCAGTTATACTACCAGTAGTTGTATCATCAGCATCACTTCTTAAGTATTTACTTTGAGTTGAACTAGATGTAAGGTATGTATTTGAATCCGTAGTTCCATCTGCTTTTAAGAATTGAGAACTTGTTCCACCATCTTTAACAAATGAATTTGCTTTAACATTATCATATTGACCATCATCACCATTTTTAAAGTGGTGTTCATCTACTGAGTTGTAAATCATTTTACCAGTACCATCTACATCGTAAAATATATTAGCAAAAGAATCACCATCGTTATCAAATATAACTTTACTACCTTCATGCAATCTAACATCACCTTCAAAAGTAACATTATCCTCAAAAGTTCCACCATTACTTCCTGATACAAAATCTGTTGGAATGTTACTTGTTAAAGCTATAGTTCCACTTGCGTCTGGGAAAGTAAAGGTTCTATCTGCATTAAGATTTCCAAAAGCTAGATTTCCATTACCAATAGACATTGCTGGTGCACCACCAAAAACTACTGCATCCGTCATCTCTAAAGAAATTCCATCACCAGTATCGAATCTAATTCCACTATCACCATTGAAATGTAAAAGGTCCTCAGCATTTGTTCCAATAGAGTTGTCTGAAACATCAAAATATATATCGTCCGTAAAAGTCTTATTTCCCGCTATTGTTTGAGCAGTGGTTAAATCTACAAAACTAGTGTTTGTTGGGATACTTGGCGCTCCCGTTAAACTAGAGTAAGCACCATCGAAAGTAGAATAACTTGTTGAATCTACACTACCATCTGCTTTTAAGAATTGAGAACTTATTCCATCATCTTTAACAAATGAATTAGCTTGAACGTCACCACCAATATTTAAATCTGTTAATATTTTTTTATTCGCCATATTATTTTTATTTTTTATTTTGTAAAAAATAGGAGCGACCAAAGTCACCCCTATTAATTTCTTATTGTTTAAATAATAATATGATTTATTTTCTTATCCTATTATTACTACCCTTAAGGCATTAGATGCTGGAGCTACATTGAATTTGAAAGTTGTAGTTGTAGTAGAAGTTAATTCTATTTCACACTCTACCTTATCCATTCCTGCAACCTCATACACTTGCGCTTGTACGAATTGGTTTCCTATACCATGAGTAACTACTATTGAAGTAGCACTACCATCTCCTATCAATTCACTATATGTAAGTGTAGTTGAAAGTGTAGCTGTAATTCCTAAAGTACTTCTTAATCTACTTGGAGTTACAATTTTAGTTGTATTTGTTCCAGCATTAACTTCTGCTTGAGAAGCTAAGAATGCTATACCTTCATTCGTAAGAGAGGCACTAGTTTCATCACCAGTGTTAGTTCCACTAAAGTCACTTGTTAAAGCTATTGTACCACTTGAAGCTGGAAAGCCAAAACTATTAGTTCCATCAGAAATTCCACCAGTACCCGCTATTTCTACAACATCTGTTATAGATAAGCTAACTCCATCATCACTCTCTATCTTAATACCACTATCAGCATTAATGAGTAATTGGTCAGTACCACTATCTACTTTAATAAAGTTATCTGCAGTACCAATATGTACTTCACCATCAACTAATAGATTTCCCGTAAGGGTATCTGAAGTATTAAGTAAAAGTCCACTTAAATCTTGGTCACCAGTGTTAGTTCCTGTATTGTTAGTATTGATAGTGTCAATTAAGTCTTTTAAAGCCTTACCTTGAGCTGCAGTTAAACCTTCCGTAGTAGAAGTTGAAGTCAATGTATTATTTAATGTGATTGCATCTAAGAATGCAGACATATCAATAGTAAAAGTAGAAGCATCATCTCTTGTGAAAGTTGCTAATCCAGTTGTACTATTTAAAGAACCACTAGTTAATCTAGCTAAGTTAGAGTCATCTAAATAAAGAGATAAATCTAAGTCAGTTTCTGTACCATCCTCATCAGTATATGTAAGAATGTTTGCACTGAGACCCAATGAAGTTAATGTTTCGTCTACGTTAGACACTTTGGCGTTGTTTGCAGTATGCTCGTCAAAGATTGCTTTAGTCATAAGACCAGCATTCGATGTAGTAGCTGCAGTTATAGTTGCATCCGTACCATCACTTGAAGTGATTATGTTTGTAGTTGCACTCTTAGTTATTCCTAAGTTAGTACTAACGTTATGATTGATATCACTTACTTTGTTGTTGTTTGCCGTATGCTCATCAAACATAGCTTTGGTCATAACCCCAGCATTTGTTGTATTTGCTGCGGCTATTGTATCATTTGAACCATCCGAAGATTGAACAGACACATTAGTTGGAGCTTCTACAATAGTAATGTTAGTTACTGTGTTTGTATCCAATCCTGCTATTGCAGTTGTGTTTGCTTCTACTTCATCAAATTTAGCTGATGACATTACACCTGCTCTACTTGTAGATGCTGCAGCCAAAGTTGCATTTGTACCATCAGAAGAGTTTACATCTACAGTTGTAGTTGTAGTTGTTCCTTCACTTAAATTTGTAGAAACGTTACTTACTAATCCACTATACTGTGAGTTAGTTGCATTATCTCCTGTGTTTGTTCCACTTTGATTTCCAACTATTGTTTTTTCTGACGCAGTCATAAGACCAGCATTAGTTCCATCTGCTAATGGAATAGTTGCATTCGTTCCTGTGGTATTATTTACTGTACCTTGGTTCGTTGCTGGAGTGTAAGATAAATCTGTACCACCAGTTCCTTGATTTCCTAAGTCTAACCAACTAGAGCCATTCCATGTGTATACTGTATCATCTACGGTATCATAATAAACTTGACCTACGTTTGGTGAAGTTGGAGCTACAGCTAAGTTTTGAATAACTGCGTTTAGTAATTGATTTTTTGATAAATCTAAATCTACTAAGTGTTTTATTACTGCCATAATTATTTATTTTATTTTATTAGTTTAAGTAAGTCTCTCCACTAAAAGAAGCATTAAATGTTATTGTTATATTGTTTAAGTCTATGTAGTCAATCATACCCACAACTACGCTTTTTGCCGTATCTACAGCTACTGCTGTTGGGTATTTATTTAACCCATGATTTATAGTCCACACTTGACTAGGTATACCTTGGTCGTGTGTATAATGTTTATCTTGTACTATTGTAGCAAATTCTATAGCAGTCTCTGTAGAGTTTACTACAAGAAACTTACCTGCATCTCCATTGTACGACAATGGTGTATCTGCATTATCGATAAATAAGTTTGTGTTCGTTGGATCATATACCAACTCAACTCCTACTGAGTCTGTAATATTTTCTTCGAAGTATATTACGCCTCTTAATACAATTTGCTCATCATCAGCATTTACTGCTGCATCTGGAACTGCTCTTACATCAAAATGCCACTTGCCTTGAATGTCCTCTAAAAGAACTCCAGTATCAGCATTATGATAATCTTGAGTTTTTTCTTTTGGTAAGAATAAAAATCTATCATCTACTATTGTAAAAGATCTGTAGGTAGCTGAATTTGGATCCTTCTTCATCCATGCTTCTAACTTATATCCACTCCAATCTTTTCCTAAATCAATTGACAAAGAGGTTCCCCTCATTGCCTTAATTGTTTTTACTTCAGCAATATCTTTTATTAATTCTTTTGCTTTTACTACTTGCCCTACTGTTCCATATACAGAGGAAGTGTTTGATAGATTTATCATTCCACTTTCTACTTCTGGAGTTGTAGCTACTTCTATTCCACTGGAATCTGTAATTTGATTACTGAAATCAATTGTTCCAGTATAAATTATTTCTTCGTCGTTAGGATCTGTACTTCCAACTGGAAGTTGTCTAACGTCAAAGTACCACTTACCCTCTACCAAATCAGTAGCTGATAAATCTTGTGCCTTTTCTTTTGGAAGAAATAAATATCTTCCATCTACAATCGTAAAGGATCTGTATGTGGAGTCAGTTGGCTTTCTTTTCATCCAAGCCGTCAATGTTCCAGTGAATGCTTTTCCTAAATCAATTGTTAGAGATTGACCTCTTAAAGCCTTCAACGTGCGAAGATTTTTTATTTTCTGTACCTTATTACTCATCTTGTATTGCTGTTTGAGAGGTTATTGTTTTATGTGTGTTGTTCTTTAGATAACCTTTAGATTGCGATTCTAATAAGCCCTAAGCTAGGTTAAGTGTATATCGAGGTATTGTATCGATAAAGTTTTTTAAGTGCATTAGAGCTCTTAAAAATAAGTTTTAGTTGTAATATTAAAAAAAAGCATAGAGGTAAACCTATGCTTTTTTCAAATACTATTGTTAAGCTGTAATTATACTGCAGTGTTAATTCCTACAGCTAATTCTCCCATACTAGACTCACGAATAACCGCGATGTCTGGAGTAGCTATTGTTACTGTGTAAAAGTTTGAAGATTGAGAACCAGTGTAAGCTCTTTCAAGTCCACTTAATTTCAATCCTTGGTCTGCACCAAAAAGTTCGTATAAACCAGTTGAACGGTCTACAGCGATTGCTATTACTCTAGCTCCAGCTAAAGCTTCAAGAGTTTTTCTATCAGCAGCTGCCTTACTGTAAACAGTAAAAGCTATTGAGTGTACAAACATTGAATCTCCATCATCCTTCACTTCTGAAGTAATGTTTGGAATTACTGAATAATCAGTACCAGCGAATACATATTGTACTGTATCTAGTTTTAATTCGATGTTTGATAATCCTCCTATATTGTTGTTAGTGTCGTCAGCTTCTCTTGTAGCCAATGATAAAGTCTTATCGAAATCATCATAGTTTACCAAGATTAAATCCTTGTCTACACCAACTGCAGCATTTACTGTATCACAATCTCTTGCGATACCAGCTGCGATTAATCCATCACATATTGCCATAATTGTTAATTTTTAAAATTAGATTATATGATATCCCTACTCAATGAAGAATAGGGATCCATATTTATTATTAAATTACTTAGTCTAATTGATTAAAATTAAGCTATAGTTGCAGTAGTATAGAAACATACTTCTTCTGGTCTTACTACGAAAATATCGATAGCAAAAGTTAAAAGCATTCCATAAGTTCTTCCGAATGGAGAAACTCTGTTTACTTCTAAGTTGTTGAAGTCAGAAGACATAGATGTACCTAATTGGATAGCATCAGTTTTCATATCTCCAGTCATTGAACAGAATAAGATAGTATCATCTGGGAAACTTGGGTTTTCGATAATATCGTAACCTGCATATCTCATGATTCCTTCTTCTGTAGTATCAACTCCTTTGAAGTTTAATTCTAATCTCTGAGCTTCTCTAAGTAAGTCAGCAGTACCGTGAGATACCATGAATTTTCTACCAGCTCTTTTTCTCATTGCTTTAGTTTGATTCTTGATCAATTTCTCTAAAGTTTGGAAGATGTTAGAAGTTGTAAGTGCTACTCCTTCGCTGTCTCCAGCTAAACCTGCAGATGCTCTAAAAGCGATAGCAGTGTTATCTACGTTTTGAGTTGGAGTTGCTTCAGCACCATCTAAAGATGTTAATGAGCTAGACTCTAACTGAGCGATAAGTCCACCAACTAAACCTGAAGTTCCGTTAGTTAATTCATCTTCTACTGCTTCAGCAGCGTTTCCTAAGAATAATTCTTCAAGAACATTCTTTACTTCTACTGGTAATTCCTCCCACTGAAACTCTCCAGCTGGTTGGTAATCTTTCCAATGAGTATAGTAGTCAGATGGGTCGAAAGTCTCAAAAGACTCAACTACTGCCAAACTTCTCTTATAGTTTTGTTTTTTAGAAGTATTTGCTACCACTGAAGCTGGATTGTCGCTTCTTGATCTCAATACGTTCTTGATGTCATGCTTGTAAGCATTGTATCCATCTTTGTCTCCTTCGTTCATGTAAGCTAAACTTTGCTCAACGAAAATGTTTCCAGTTAATGCTTTTGCTAATACTCCTGCTGGAGCTTGTCCTACGTTAAATGCCATTTTATTTTATTTTTAATATTAAATTTTTGAGTAATCTTTTACTCGATTGTTTATTTTGGATCAGGAGATCCGGTTTTAATCGGATCTAATTAAAGTCCTCTTTTTGTTTTTAATTGTGAAAATATACTTCCTTTAGACTTCACTGGAGTAGTTGCTACTCTAGCTTCTGGTTTAAAGTTTGAAACAGTGTTAGATGCTAAAGTATCAATAGCTTCAGTTGCAATGTTTTCGAATTTAGAAAGTGCTTCAAATTTAGAATCATAACCTAAGATCATATCTTCAAGTTGTGCAATTCTAGATTCCAAAGCTTCGATTGTAGCATGCATGTCAGCCATATGATCTTCAGTTACTTCTAGAGCTTCTTCAGAACCATCTTGAGCCATTTCTTCCTCAATCATTTCTTCTTCTTTCATTTCAACCTCTTCAGCTACCATTTCTTCTTCTTTCATCTCAACCTCTTCGTTGATGATTTCTTTAGTCGATACAGTTTCTTTTTTGGTTTCGATGATTGATTTAGGTGCAGCCTCAACTACCTCTTCTACAGCAGGAGCTGCTTCTTCGATAACTTCATCCTCAGCCATGATCTCGTCAGCTTGTTCCATTGCTGGAGCCTCTTCTTCTACCATTTCCTCTGTTAGGATTTCTTTAGGTGCTTCACCTTCGTTGAATTCAGCAGCTTCTGGAGCTACTTCACCTTCTGCTGATCTACTAATCTCAGAAATTTTACCCTCAACGATAGTTAATTTACTACCATCAGATAAAACAACTTCTCCTTCTTCCATTGAAGTTCTATCTCCAACTTGATACGTTGCAGCATCACTTTGAAAGATCTCAACCTCACCTCCTTCGAGGTCAGAATAAATTTGATTAATGAACTCAGACTTGTTTACCATTCCTATCACTTTGTTTAGGATGTTTAGTGTCTTAGACATATTTATTGGTTTTTTATTATTTGCAGTCATTTCATATGACTTTGGTTTGATATCCACCACCATGTCAGCAAAACCTAAGTCAACTGCTTCTTGTGGTGTTAGATAACTCTCTTTATCCATAAGCATTTTGATCTGCTCTTGTTTTAACCCTGTAAAAAATTCATACAATTCATACATCGTATTCTCAAGTTGCCTCAAGTTATCTATATATTGTTGTAAGTCGTTAGCATTCACATATTCTAACAATGGAACCATCGGGTTATGGACCATTACTTTTCCATGTGTGCTGATTAATTTTATATCAGCCACTAACATTATCAATGATGCAATAGAGTAACTGTTTGCAGTTACTACTGTTACAATTTGTTTTCCCTCTTGGGATAGCTTATCTAGCCATACCATGATATCTAAACCTTCAGATACTGAACCACCTGGACTAGCAATCTCTACAACAAGTGTATCAAAATTACTAACTTTTCCAGTCTGTCCTTTAAGATCAGCTAATGTAACCTCATCTAAAACTTCACCATGCATCTTTATGACTTTGATAATTTCTCCACCTGCATTTTTAATTACTTGCTTTGTTTCTTTATCCATGATTATCCTCCTATTGATGTTAACGATTCTCTGAATGCTATTTGATTTGTGAAGTCAGAATATTGTCCTTCTGAGAAAGTAACATTGTTTGAGCTACCACCCATTACATTGTTGGCTGCTGATGCTCCAGCTGCTCCTCCAATACTTGGATCTACTCCTACTCTAGCTGCATTATTTGCTGCTATATCTGAAATTGCACTTGATGCTATTCCAGCCATGTCTCCTCCTCCACCAACTTGTGGCATTGAGATGTTTCCACCTCCACCACCACCACCTGATGATTTTCCTTTCTTTCCAAATCTAGCCTTCTTTATATCTCCTAGTCCTTTTATTATTGGTGCAACAACTCCAGCTGCTCCCAGCGCTCCCATTATCTGAGACATTGGTGGTGCATATGCCATTGCTGCATTCTTAAATGATCCCGAAATTGCTTCAGGTGCTGCCATAATCATTTTAGCTACTGCAACTTCTTGTGCAATACCAAATGCTTCAGCTGCTCCATTCAGAGCATCATTCACTACTTTATCTTGAAGATCCTTAGAAGCTTTTGCTTCTGCATCTTGTACTTTCTTCTTGGCTTTTTCAGCCTTCTTGTCAATTAATTCAATTTGCTCCTTAGTTAGCTTTTCATTACTTACTTCATGTAACCTTTTCTTTTCGAGATAATCTAATTGTAGCCTCTCTCTCTCATCATAAGTTAATTGATCGTTCTGTAATAATCTTTCTAATTCTAAAGCATCTAATTCTAATTGCTTTTCCAAACGTAAGGCTTCAGCTGCTGCTTCTTTTTCCTCCTTTTCGACTTTTTTCTTTTCGTCTAATTCAGCCTTCTTAGCATCATAAAGATCGTTTATCTCTTTCTCTACTGCTTGCTTTTCTGCTGCCGAAATATAAAGATCATCTAGCTCTGCTAACTGTCTTTCTCTCTTCAGTGCTAACTTTTCTTCATCAGTCACTGCTTCTTGATCTGCAGTTTGCTTTGCTATCTTCTCCTTAATACCTGCTAAAGTTTTAGCATCTTTTTCCTGTCTCTTAATTAAGGCTTCTTGATCTTCCTCAATCTTTTTATCAGCTGCCTTTTGATCTTGAGCCTTTTGAATTGCTATTGCTTCACCTTTTTTAGCTTCGATAAGTCGAGCCATAAAGGTTGCATCATTAAGATTCGCCTTATCAAGTTTAGCTTGAGCTTGCCTAATTTGTGCTGCTGCAGATATTAATTGTTCTTTGGCTGCATCGATATTAGCTCTTACTGCTGATTCATCAATAGCTTCTCCTATGATAGGAATTTTAGAAAGCATTAACATTGCCTCATTTGCAAATAGCTTAATAGCTCCTCCTAAAAGACTAAACTGTCCTGAAATATATTTAGCTCCACCCTCAGCTCTTAGCTTTATTTGATTCCATCCATCGTCCCATGCAAATCCTAAATAGAAAAATAGGTCTGTCATTCCAGTAATCGCTCCAGTTAGAAGTTGAATTGCTCCTCTTGCAAGTGAATTCAATGCTCCACTTCCATCTTCGATACCTAAGATAAATCCTTCCCATGCAGATCCTAATTTAGTTACGTCTCCACTAAGGTTGTCTAACTTTGTTTCTGCTAATGCTTGTGCAGCTCCTTCTGCTGCTAATAATTGTCCAGTCAGTCGATCTATATCATCTCCTGATTCTGCCAATGTCAATAATGACTTGGATCCAATCACACCTACTAAATCAATAGCTGTGTTTAGTTTGTCAGAAGAGTTTCTTACTTTATCTAAACCTTGATCTAGAGTTAATCCTTCTTTTGCTAACTGTATGAATACTTTAGATAAACCAGTACCTGCAATAGATCCCTTTAAACCATTATTTGCTAATGCTCCTAATAGTGCTCCAGTCTCTTCTACAGACACACCCAAAGCTCTTGCTGTTGGTGCTGCTAGTTTAAATGACTCAACTAATGAACCAAATGATTGAGCAGATCCAGTTGCAGATGCTGCCATTACATCAACTACTCTTTGAGTTTCTGATGCATCAAGTCCAAACGATCTAACTACCGATCCAGCGAATTCTGCTGCTGATGCTAAATCTACTTCCAAAGAAGCTGCTAAGTCTAAGATTGATGGTGTAGCTTGTTGAATTTGCCCTGCCTCAAAACCTAATTTTGCCAATTCTGTTTGTAGCTTAACTACTTCAGATGCTGTAAAAGCAGTACTAGCTCCTAAGTTTTTTGCCTGAGTCGACAAAGCTGACATCTCTTCGTTTGTTGCACCAGAGATACCCTTTAAGGCACTAAGTGCTTTTCCAAACTTTGCTCCAGTTTTAATGGCACCAATAAATGCTGCTCCTAAAGCTACTGCTGCAATAACAATTGCACCAATTCCAGTAGCTGCAAATGCTGTAGTCAATCCTCCCAATGCTGGGATCATAGACAATACTGCTGCCTTAGCTCCTTTCAATCCTTTTGATAAGAATCCCATTCCAGCACCACCCTTTTTTCCGGCAGTGGCAGCTGTGGATCCCATCTTTCCTAAGCCAGTTGTGGCTTTCTTCGTTCCTTTCGAAACGTCCGATTGTCCTCTCTTTATTTTATCAAACAACTTAGTGATGCTTGCTTGAGCACCACTTGAGTTGATTGATATGTCAGTACGAATACTGTTCTTTTTATTTATTGCCATGTCATTTTTTTTAAGTTATGAAATGTCCTCCTATGAATAATTCTTCAGATTCTCCTTCATTGGTTGTTAAAGTTACATGGTAAAACCCTGCTCCATCTATAAAGTCTACTAACTGTGTTCCAGAACTTACATTCGTTGGGAATGTAGTTGTTCTTTCTATTCCTAAAGGAACTTGTGTTAAATAACCCCACTTCTGCCAAGTAAGTACTGAACTTGTTGGTAGAGCTGTATGATTATCGTATGAAAAGACCATATACTCAGATCCACTTGCTGGTGTAATTGTAGGGAATAAATCCACATACACACTCACACTTGGAGCTGGTGGTGGCGACGAATCACCTAAATAAGCATATTCTATATTTGAAGATAATGCTTCACTTGCTGCATTATCAGCACTCACCTGAATTTCATACCATCCTTCCTCTGCAGCTGTAATTGGTATTGATGCCGCAAGATTTATATTGATGTTTGTATAAGGTGATCCTAAATTAGCTGTAAAGTCTACAACAGATGGAGAGCCAGTAGCTACTCCTCCATTATCGATATTATCAGTTAACTTTTGATAAGATATTTCTGCTGATATTGGAGTATAGTTTGCAAAATTCACAACATTGTACACTCCATAATTAAATGGTCCAACAAGATTGTTGGGTGCATAAGCTGTTGAAACTAATGTTACTCCAGCAGCTATATCAATTGCTCCTCCAGTATCATAATCTCCTAACAAGTTATCTATAAGTTTTATCAACTTAACAGTTACTTGTTGCTGACCATTTACATATTCTGCAATCTCCTCTATAATATAAAACCCTCCTAATTCTTCAACATATACTGGTTGACTTAGATCAATGTTCTTTACAACATCAACTGGTAGAAGAAATTTAGCATTCACCCTAACAGCCTTATCAACAAGATCATACCACTGCCTAACTCCACTTGGAAGTATTGCATAGTTGACATTTGCTAGCTTGGGTAATCCTACTAAACTTCCTTGAGTTACTCCATTAAATCTTTGTTGACTTAATGTACCCAAAGTTCCTTCTTGTTCTACCAATCCAAATCCCTTGTGTTCGTATTCAAAATAAGGTACTAGTGAATTATTTATTTCTTGAACATTTATTATATCACTAAATTGAGATACAAAATTATTTACAGATTCTTTATATTTAGAATCCTCTCCTTGATTTTCTAAGGAGTAGATAAATGTATTTCCTGGATATGGAGAAGATAGTCCTATGACATTTGATCTACCAAAACTCTTTCCATAATCTGTATTGTGTAAAAAGGATCCGTCTCTAATCAAATAATCTGACCAGTCATAATAGTTTCCACTTTCTTTTTGCGTTTGATATTCTCCATAAGCAAAGAACTTAATTGTTTTGTCAAACGAATTGACATTCATCAAGATTCCTTCTTTATGCATCACACCAGATAGTATGTCTTTAATACTTTTACTTGGTGCTGCATATCTAAGATCTACTTCATCAGGTAAGTATTGTCCTTGCTCATCAAAAGCAACTACACCTTCTGGTAAAAACGTTTCAGTTACAGTCATGTTTCTAATCTGAGACAGACCAACTTGTAATTGACTTCTTCCATATGAAAACATGATTCCAATTAAAGAATCTGCTCCAGCTGGCACAGTATCAAATAACGTTTTATTTATAACTACCTCTATGGCATTTGAAGCCATTGGTGTAACATCTATTGTAGTAGATTCACTTGTAATTATATTTCCTCCAGGAGTGGCATTCTTCCAAATCATATGAACGATTTGATTCTCAGTACCAACTGATTCTCCATAAACACCCCTCATAGTTATTGTTCCAACATTTCCTGCTGCAACATCTGGTACATATATTGAATTCTCACTCATCCATGGATCCAAATTTGGAACATCGAAAAAGTAATTGTAATATACCAACGATGTTGGATTGACCCAACCTGCAACGTCATTTGGTTTCAATGAACTTGTTGATGGGTAATTGAATAATGTATATCCACTATGGAAGTTTGATTCAGCTCCTGCATAGTCTACATTGTAAGGTCCATTGAATGCTATGTTAGCTCCAACCTTAGTCTGTATTCCATTTTCTCCTTTTGCATTTTTCTCTAATCCATTATTGACGATGAAAGTCTTATCGACTACATCCCAATCTATTGTGTCATCATACGTTGGAGTATATCCAAACGATTCAGTTGCAAGATCAAACAATGCCTTTGCACTAAAAATTGGTCTTGACTGATATGGATTAAATGCATTGTCAACTCTTACTCCATTGTCGTCGATTTGAAAATCATCTCCAATGATGTTTAAGTTGTGAGGGAACAAACATAAATTATATCCTCTTGTTCCTACTTCACTTAATAGATCTAACACATCTGTCTTGTCCATGTCGTATGCTTTCAACTCATCAATGGCTGTTACATAATCGGCTGGGATATCTATTGACTCACTCATTAGTAAGTCTTGATAAGACATTGATCCCCACTTGGTTGTTAAATCTAAGGCTTCGTCAATTAAATTTACTTTAATTGATCCACCATTTGTATTATTAATTACAATGAATCCTTTTTGTAGAAGTTTATCTTCTACATAATATCTTGCGACATATTTTGCATTCATTGCTTTTGCAAGATCAGAAGGATTGAAAACGTTCAATCCTAATGTCTTTATATTTTGATGTGTTGGTGGGAGATCGAAAGTATTGGTGTGACTAATCTCCCTTGATGCAACTTTTCCAATTTTGTTTATAACAGCATTGTACTTTATAGCAGTCTTGTTAGACAGCTGAAGAGCTTGCCACTCTTCATTTTTATATATTTCAATTCTCGTTCCCATTCTTTATCTTGTCTTTTGTGATGACTGAGAAATGCTTTTTAGTGTTACAGAAAAGTCTCCACCATTAGCTTTGTTATCTATTGGTGCACTAACTGAAGACACTCTCATAAGTTCTAATGAACTTGTAGCAGTTTTCATATAATAAACAGCTGGTGAGGCTTGTAAGCCTGCCACTGCTCTTAATTCTTCGCTCGTTAAATTGAGTTCTTTTAACTTTACTCCATAAGATGTAGTAATTCCAGTATAGTCAACTCCTATGTAAGGATTACCTCCCACATCTAAGGTTGAATCAAACATTCCACCCTCAATGTTTCCTGAGTATTGTCTTGCTTGAGTTTCTACCTTCAGCTTGAATCCCCAAGACATCCATCCTCCAAATCTACTTTTCCAAATTAGAAAACCTCCACATACATCAGCTCCTACACCAGAGGTGAAAGAAGTTATACTTGGACTTGAATCTTGAAGTGTTGGAGAAACTAGAGAGCATGCGAATGATGGGAATAGTTTAAACCTACCAACCATATCAACATTCTCTATATATCCCTCAGTTAAATCTTGAGTTGAATCTACTGTAGCTACAAAGTCTGGAAAAGCTCTTCCACCAATAATTGGCTGCTTTAAAACATTGGTTGCTGTAGTAGTAATATCTGAAGTTATTTTAAACTTATATACATATCTAGATACCACAGAGTGCCATCCAATTGTATTGTCTGTAATTTCACTAACTGTAGAATATTTATATACTCTTGCATCATGATGCTGTTGAGCTAGTTTCATTAAATCTACAGAAAGAGATTGTCCTGAATTAATATCATACTCTCCATAGTTAACTAAATTCTCAACCACAGTAGTGTGATTAGAAGTTTCTAAAATTTCTAATTCAATAAATATTTTTGTTGCTGTTGCATCACTTTCAGTAATTACAACTCTTAAAGGCTCATATAAGTAACAATAAGTATTTGCACTTGTAGCCTCTTGACCTAAGATTTCAGTCTGTATAGTTAATGCCATGTTTATTTTGTTTTTAAATTCATGGCCTAAGCCTATCTTTTTATGTTTCCGTTTTTATTTCTATATGGAAACTTCTTATTCAAAATTTCTTTTCTTTCTTCACATCCACAATCTTTCCCCAAGACCATTTCTACTGCTTTTTTGATACCAGTAGCCTTAGTGAACTTCTCTATTGAATCTCCTAATCCTTCTGATTTCATATTTTTATTTTTTGTTGCTAATTTCGATTTTGCTTCGACTGGGTAAATTCTAATTTACAACTAGCTATTTTTTATAAACTAACTTTGATTTGTTTAAGATCACTCTTATACTTACTATCAAGTTTTTCTATAGTTTTCTTTATGTGATTGTCATTCAGCTTATTTGCATAGAAGTGCAAATGCTTTTCTAATGCTTCCTCTATTACATTGGGAGCATTGGATACATAATTCTTTGTTCCTTTCTTTCCAATACTTTTGGCTATTGCAAATGCAGCACCTCTAATATTCTTTTCTCCAGTAACAATTCCCTTTTTTCTAACCCATTCAATTAATGGATCCAGTGGTGGTTGTTTTCCTGGTCCTCTTCCATAAGCAGCAAATTGTACGTGTGCTGGTGTAAAGATTGAAACTGATAAAAAGTTTGCCACCTTAATTTCAGATTTCTGTGTTGTGTAAGGATCCAATTCTCCCTTCACAAGTAATAAGAAATCTTTTGCTATTGAAACAAAACTCATATCTTTTTAATTTTAACAGTTATCTACAATCTGAGATTGCATTGTAAATCTTCCAAGGATCCCTGAATGCTTTCCAAGCCCATGCTTTGGCACTAAGGTATAAGATATCTCTGAAAGAATATCTGCACCCTGCACTTTTTGATATTGTATCAATTGCTTTCTTAATTCAATTAAAAATCTTTGATATAATAATCCCATTGCTTCAGCTGTTGCCTCTGCTTCATCTTTCGATGTGTCTTCTGCTTTATCCATTAATAAAGCAACTACATTTGTAACTGGGTTAGTTAGGAAGCCATTGTCATCAAACGCAATAGTTGACTCCATATCCCAAGAGACCAACATTAAAGGTAAATTTTCAATTCCAGTAATTCGATTTAATTGAGTTTCAATTTTTTCTCTACTGTTTGTTACAACAGCAGTAATTCCTACTGCTTGTGCAGCAATTGTTATATCTGCTATCATATTTTTTTATTTACTTATTGATTTATATTTTTCAACTCCTCTTGAACCAAAGTATGCAATGTATACTCCTAACAATAATGACTTGAGTAACTCAATCCACTCTCCTGGTACATCTAATTCAACTCCATGATAGAAATCTAAATATATTAATACCATAGTTGATATTGTTAGAAAAACTAAACTCATAGGTCTTACATTCTTACTCAACCAAGAATCAGACTTCATATCTGAATCCCATCTCTGAGTAACTGATTCCATTTCTTGGATATCTAATTTCATAACTGTTAATGCAAAATCTCTTTCAGCATCAGTCATTCCATTATCCTTGTCAGATATGATATCCAAAGCTCCCTTAATGTCTCCGGTAACCAAGTTACCAACTACACCAGCAGCCTTCTTAAAATTGATCGATTGTAAAAATCTACCTATTCTAGTTTTCTTTTTTTTCTTATCATCCATGATGTTTATTTTTAAATTAAAGCAAGCAAGTAGCCAATTCGTCCGTGACGTATATCTCCAATTTATAACTTGCGAAATATATTTCTGACTGTAATATTGCTTGCCAATTTAGTTTCCTCTTTTAGCATTCATCTTTCCTTCTTTCAAAATTCTCATTTGATCTTGGATGTGTGCTTGTGTTGCTTTTGCATATGAGTTTGTCTGTACTAGATTATAACTCAACTGCCATGCTTCTTTAAATGGAAGATTGAAGTCCTCACATATTGTTTTGATTGTCATGATTACATTAAACTGAAACATTCTATGTCCTCCAGCTAAATCATAATCTACATCTTTAACCTCAACTGAAAAGAATCTTTGATTCCAATCATCTGCCGATTGAGTCAAACTCTTTACAATCCAATTGTAAAGACCCATCATGTCGACATACTTATAGTTAAGTATTTTATTTTTAAATTTTTCAAATACTTCACCCTCACTATCATAATCTAACTCTTTATGATTAGCTGAGAAGCATGCAATTGTAATTGACTGTGCAATTAGATCTGTAATATCTTTTACATCTTTAGCTCCATTTAATAATGCTTGTAATTCCATCATTGCTTGAAACGTAATGAAGTCAATATTGTCTGGCTTTAAAATTGGACACTCTTCTGTCCAAGTTAATTCTGTTGGATCAATTCCTCTAATTTCATTAACAAGCAAGAAAGCTGTTTTGAAATTATTTATAAAGTGAAACTTTCTTTTGAACCAATTATTTTTAAAACCCAACTCCTCTTTCATTATTGTAGCATACTCTGGAGTCTCTTGAGATATACTATCAAGATGCTTTAACTTTATGCTTGGTAATACTTTTATCTTTTTCATGTATTTGTCTTTTAAGCAGATACATAAAAGGGAGACAGGGCTTTTACATGCATGGCCTCCCCAATGTATTATATTTTAGAAAGAAGATCTAATAATAAATCTCTCTTCTTGATAAGAATCATTCTGTGAGCTGGTACACATTGTATCATCTGCTTCTTAATGTTTACTAAGTTAGCTTCAATTACTTCTCTCGAGAGATCTGCATCTACTACTTTCTTAACTTCTTTCTTTTCTTCTAATTCTGCTTGTATTGCTACCTCAAGCTTTTCAGCCTGCTGTAGTTCAACTTTCTTTTCTTTGATTGCTTCAAGTTCTACTTCAACTTCTTTTTCACTTAACCCTTTAGCTTCTAAAGATTTTTTAATCTTTAATTCTTCAATGGCCTTTTCAATCATTGTAGCCTTTTTCTTTCCAGCCTTCCAAACTTGAGGAATACCAAGCTCAGTAAACTTAGCTAATAAGTCATGATACTTCACTTCTTTTAATTCCTGTTCTGATACTACTATACTTTTGCTCATAATTCTATTATTTTAAATTAATACTATTAAAGAAAAATATGTTACAGTAAAACAGAACGACTTTTCCTTCTATTATATGAAGGTTAACTATTATTCTCAGTATCAGGGTGTTAATGTTGGCAAAATTATAGCTAAATACTGTGAAAAATAGACGATTATCTAAAAAAAATAACAAAAAAGTTGCCTCGCTTTAAAAAAAAAAGGATCTTTGTGGGTTGTTTGGGAGTGTAATTATAGGTATTTTAAAATTATTTTAAAAAAAAGGGCACTTTTTTTAGCAAAAAGTTGCTTTGTATATCTAAAAAAGAGTATCTTTATGATGTCAATAAGGACAATCAAACAAAAAAACAACAAAATTATGTCAAAAGCAGCAGAAAAAAGAGCAAAAGATGAGTATAACAAGGCTTACAGAACAATGAATTCTAGTACAATCGCATTAAGAGAGAGATTTTATGGTGCAGTTGTTCATTTTCACACTAAACAATTACAGAATAGAGTAGATTTATTGTGGGATAAGAGAGGTGAAACTACAGATTCTCGTCAAATTAAGGATTTAGATCAGTCAATTAGACGTATCCAAGGTCAATTAGATAGAAAATTCACCAACCAATTAGATTGGGTAGCTGATGCTAAAGAGAATTTTGATGCAAAAATCGCTAATGTATCTCAAAAATTAGTAGGATTTGGATTAACTAAAGGATATTTGACAGTAAAAGATACTTGGATTGAGTCAGCTCAAGAGATGTCTTTCTTAATTACTGGAGAAATTTACCAAAGAGGTGATAATGACTTCTTAGGAACAGCTCACGCAAGATTAATTTGGGTTAATTGTACTGAAAAAGCTTCTCACTGGAGATTCATTTGTACATTAAGAGATAAGCCAGGTACAGTTAACAATCCTACTCAAGAAAAAGCAGTTGAAGTTGATACCAAGCAAAGCAAGAAAGAACAAATCATGATTCTTTTCAATGCAGGGAAGTCAACTAAAGACATTCAAATGCTAATAGGAGGTCACATTTCTTACATTAGAAATATAATAAGAACTAACAAATAATTCAAATAGAGGGATCTGTAATTGGATCCCTCTATTGTCTTTATGAAATAGAGGAATATTTTAAGCGGCGAATTTATCTCAAGCGCGCATTATTGAAATCGCGTTTTTTTTTATCCCTCTTCTTCTCTTTAATATACCTTGTAAAAACCCCTTTAAATAAAACTGTTTTTTTTTCTTCTTATTTTTATTTCTTCTATTATATGAAGGTTAAGTTAGACCCTTTAAAAAGTGGTCCTCAGGAGAGTAGAAAAAATGAGAAAATTAATAAATAATTGAAAATAAATAAGATAAATGTTGCCTAGTGTTTTCATTTAGAGTATCTTTACCAAAAATAGAAATTATGAACTTATTACAAAAATTGAAACCTCAAGTACTTGAAGCACTAAATGCATATGCAATAAAGTACCCAACTTGTGGAGAAGCCCTAGTTGAAGAATTAACTAACAATGATTTTCTTATCAACATGAGATATGGATTTGTTATAGACCTTAAAGGACTGATGCCAATGTACTTTGCTCAGACTCCATATGACTTGTTTATAGAGCTTTAATGTTTGCTAAACGATAAGATATATCAAAAACTTATTTGGATCGCTTAGAAGCCTTTCAAATAAGTTTTAAAAATAAATCAAATAAAAGTTGCTAGATGTTTCTAGATAGAGTATCTTTACCAAAATTAAAATAAATATTATGAGGGCATTATTAAATTACATTTTTAATTACAAGAAGATTACAAGTACAAAACCTTTGTACACAGTTACACTAAGCAATGGTTTAAAGATAGACCATTTTGCTAACAAACAAGTTATACCAAGAGCATAATGAAAGCTGAAACCAAACAAACAGTAATCTTCATAGTGCAGATAATTGTACTAGGGGTAGTTGCCTTAACAGTTGCTGAAGTATTCAATTTATAGATATGAAAAATATATTAGGACACACAAAAGATTTAACATTATATGGTACGTGCGGAAATGTAATGTATGCATTTGTAGATGCTGGTAATCAAATTGTAGAAACTTTTTATAGTACCCAAGGAGAGATCATAACACAAAATACAAAAGATAAATGGATTTAATTTTAAGTCAATTACAATTGACACAAGTAAGAGCATGTCTCAGTACTGAGCAGCAAAAGGCACAATGGCAAAAGGAGCTTAACGATTGGTTCGATGGGTATGAAACGATTCTTAGAAAAGGAGAGTACATTGTTGAGGAGAGACCTATTCAGATAGGATGTGAAGACTTCAACAAAACATTTGGAACAAATTTAAAATATTAATTATGAAAAAATTTATAACTAAACAACAGAATAAAAAGATAGCACAGTTCTTAGTAGACAACGAACAGTTCAATGAAAAGTTTATGTCTATGACTAAGGAAGAACAAATGGTAGCTATTAAAATCTTAAAAGCAATAATCTAATGGAGGTACTAGTCATAAACGGTAAGAGACACCTTATCAATACGTCAGTAACAGACTTTGTCCAAGACAAGGAGTGTGAAAGAATCCTGAAAGGATACCCGGCGGATGCAATAGTAGAATGGGATGAGAATCCAACAATGGAAGATGTAATGCCATTATCAATTACACAAATTTTAAAAAATATAAAAAAATGACAATGCGTGAAGGAGTAATATCGGTAGATGCTTTGCTAAGAGGAGCTGTGCACGAATTTAAAATAGAAGGTAACGATTACTACATAGAGTATGATATAATGCAAGAGCAGTATGATGTAAACATATTTGTAGTAACTGAAGACAGCACTGGACGTGTTTGGGAGATAGAGGGGTGCCCAGCTGCATTTGATTATGTAATGGATAACAATATTGTTAATGTGGGACCACTCTTTAATACTCCAATTGCAAAACAACATAAAAACCAAATCAATTATTATGATAAGTAGTATAAGAAATTTTTTAGTAGCACTTGTATTGTTTACAAGTTGTCAAGACAATGAGCAGTTAGAATTATATTCTGAACAAAAAATGTTTGACGAGGTTGAGATAATTCCAACACCCCCTCCAGTTCAAACTGTATCGACAATTGGAGATAGCAGATTCATCAGCCACGGAAGTTCAAAGCTGAGATATTATATCAACCACAAGGCAAAGAATAGATTTGTCTTTGTGGGATCATTAACAGACCAATACAACTTTGGTCATGATGCTGTAGGTGGATCCAATTCTCAGAACTTGATGGATAGGTATGATGATATTCCTTTGGCTGACATTTATGTTATCATGTTTGGAACGAATGATAGAGATTTACAAACATCAGTTGACACAATATCTTTTATCATAACACAGAAGCTAGCTCAAGGATCCAAAGTATTCTATTGTGCTGAGATACCAAGAACAGACAATGGTGATGGCAATCACATAGCAAGGACTGAGATCATAAGTCAAATGTTTGACAGCACACCAGGGTTTGAAATCATTGATTTAAGAACCCCAATGTTAAATGCAGATGGTAGCATCAATTTAAACAACTATCACGATCATGTACACAATAATGACCAAGGAGCCAGGATTATGGCTGCACAAATCGCAATAGCAATAAAAAAATGATAATAGGACTAATAGTAGGGATGCTTTTGATAGCATTAGTATCTCAGAGAATAGGTAGATTACTACCTCAAGAATTTGCAATGTTACCTTTAATACTTATGTTAGTAATGGATGGCATGCTTGTGTATGGCTTTAAAGAGTTTGCAGATATGCCAAATAAACATATAGCTTTTTCAATCATGGGAGCCACACTAGTAAAGGTGGTAGTGTTAATTTTAACTTTGCCTCAAAAAAATAATTAAAAATAATTAAACTTTTTGTTGCCCCGTATGTTTAAATAAGAGTATCTTTATCATGTCGAAAGAAGGCAGCCTTTTTAGGAAAGGTTCTCGAAGAAGCAGAGCAAGTCTCTCACTAGCCTACCAAGACATAAGTTCATTGAAAATTTTGAAGTAACATGTTAATAGGCTTGTCAAGCTATAGTAATACTACCGTGTGTAAGTCACGTTAAATAATAGGCTAGCTATTCAAAGATGGCATTGCAATCCCACTAACAAACTTCAATACATTAAGGACAATTGCTTACATCCCTAAGGGATGTAGTTAAATAAAAGAGTGAAATGGGTTGAAAGAGGATCCAATCATTTGAGAAATTGTTTATATACATTGTTGGCAAATCGTTTTAATGTTCTGCCTAACGGTTTGGCTAAGATTAGTAGCCTAAGTAATGAACTAATCAATTAAAAAACTAAGCGTATTTAGGCTATTAATTTTAGCCTTTGTTATATGCTTTTAATACTTTGAGAGATGAAGAACTTTAATATATGGTGGAATAACTTAACGCCAACAGAAAAACAAGAGAAAACAAATAAATACTATTGTATGTTTAGACAGATGTTTTGGAAAGATGTACCAAACGAAGATATACAACGAATGTTTAATTGCATATAACGTTTCGCATATATGGAATGTTAAATTAATAATAACTTAAATTTTATAAAAATGAAAATACAATTAAAAGTAAACGACAAGCCTTTTAAAGAAACAATACTATTTAATATTTTATATAGGGTGTTGGTTATAGTTAGGGTTTTGTTTGTAGTAGCCTTGCTATATGTACCTATGCTTATAAGCCTTATTATATTTAATATACTTGGAGTTAAGAACGTATTTGGCAAATATGTAGAGTTGTTTGAAGGACTTTCTTTTTTAGGAGATAAGCCCTAATTATCACCAACTGATAGGTATAAGGTTAGTACGCCTATTACAGAAGTTTAAATTAAAGTACTGACCATCATAGCGTATTAATTTTATACGTTGTTATTAACTTTTTAATACGGAAATATGAAAACAGAATTTAAAAAATTAGACAAAATTTACAAGTGTTTAAAAAGCAGTAAAACTATTGAACAATACAATAATTCTTTTGGTATGCTTTTAATGTACAGTAAGCACAGACCTAATAATAGTGGAGTTGTGCTTTTTATGACACAGATACAAGACTATGCTATATTGAAAGGTAAAAGTTTAGTATTAAATTGTTTATAACGGAAACGAATATGATTTGTTTGCCTTACCGCACAGACAAGTTGCAAATGAATTATATGCGGTGTTATTAACTTTTAAAAATAAATGAATTATGGAACGAAATTTTAGAGTACAATTACTTATGAACGATACTTACCAAGTATTAAATGCAGATGATGATAGTGTTGCGTACCAAAGCAACCTTGCAAATTGCGAGGCTTATATTAGATTGCACGAAAGCGGTTATTTTTAATTGTTTATAACGTATTAGTATATGGTTAGTTGCGTGGGATATTAACAGAATTAAATAAACATAAAATGAAAAACAAACAAGACATTTTAAAATTACACCCAATGATAGGTAGATTAACGCCTATGCAATGGGATGAAATACATAAAGCAATGGATGCTTATTTAAACGAGTACAAAACTGAGCAATTAACTTTAACCGATGTTGTGGGGCGAAGCGAACAGTTAAAAGCTTTAGAAGATTTAAAAGACTTTGCTTATGATAACTGCCAACCGCATAATAGTGATAGGCTTTCGGAAATAATGGAAAGGCTTTAATTGCCTACAACGAATTGTATATGAACTTTTAAATTAATAATTATGAATGCAAACTTATTTAGATGTGGGTGGTGTGGGTGTCCTACACAAACAGACGGTAAGCCGTTAGACGGTAAAGCTATGAAAAAAGCAATTAAGATAATTGAAAAATATGGTGATGGTAAAACTATAAAGGTAAACGGCTGGTGTTGCCCTAACGGAAATGATTAATTTAATTGTTTATAGAAGGTCTTGGGGTAACATTACTACCAAGTCTCCAGACGGAGGTTAGCTTAAAGTAGAGCATCTATAATAATAGGACAAGATAATGAACTTGAGCAAAGGACGAGAAGAAGTTTCTCATAACTGTGTAACAAAATAACTCTCTCTGATAGGAGAGGAGGATGAAAGAGTATCAGCTCTGTATCTCAAAAGAGATCTCCTAAGGCACAGCCTCACTTAATAAAACTAAGACTCTAGAGAAGTAATTAATCTCTAGGGTCTTTTTTTTTGTTACCTATGTTTGATTGAACAAAGGTCCTTTCCTTGTTTATTTACCTGTGTTCAATCCTCAGAGGTCCTCTCTATCTCTATTCACTTTTGGTTATGTCCATTAGTGATTATGCTATTACTTTATGATATTAACTGTTGCATGGTTGAAAGTAATAGGTGATCTTTATAGGTTAGACTTCTCTTTTTTGTCATTCTCTCTCCAAGTCATTAGCTGAAGATTATCAAATGTGTAGGGTAGAGAACTGTCTATTCTGTCACAAGAAGGTTTCATCCATCTGCTGTAATCAGAAGCTACCCAATCAGTATAGAGTTGTTCAAAGTTTGGTTGAGAGAATATCCACTCCCTCAATTCTTTTGAAGAAAAGTTTGGTGCAGGGTGTTGTCTTCTCTTACTACTAACCTTCATACCTCCATATATGCAAGTAACTACACCAACCTTTGTCTTTCTGTAGGCTCTCTGTCTCTCTAAGTTAATGGCTCTGTTAGCTTCCTTATTATCCTCATTCCATTTCTTATTGTAGCCTGCTAGCTTATCTTTGTTAGATTGATTCCATTTATCTCTAGATGCTTTAACCTTATCAGGGTTAGCATCTCTCCAAAGTTTTCTTTTCTCATTTAGTGTCATATCTTTATTAGTTTTTGTGTATGTCGAAAGGTGGGATAACAAGTCCCACCTCTCTATCAAACAAATTAAAAACAAATTACTTATTCGTTATTCTTACTAGTTCTCCTCAAGTATTCTTTCACACTTGGATCGTCTAGTATCTCAGGATTATATATTGTCATACAACTGTCACATCCTTCCATAGGTTTGAAATCTATCCCAGGTTCAAATGTAATTTTTATCTTCATGTTATTTATCTTTATGTATTGGTTAGTAATAATTATTAGCTTTTAAATGTTCATCTACCCACAACTCGTTTAAATCTAAACTAAGTTCTTTTGTTAAATATCTGTGATAAGCTAATAACAGTTCACGTTGTTGGCTAACATCGTATAGCCGGAATTGCTGGTCAGCGTATTCTTGCATAATCTTTCCTTCCGCTTCTCTGTTTACTAATGCAAGGAATTTCTTCATCCTTGGTCTTTTAGCATTTTCTATTGTCTTTTGTCTAAAAAATTCTTCTGCTTCTTTACTCATTTTGTTTTTAATTTATCGCAACTGCGGTTATACAAATACGTTAGCAAACATTAAAACGAAAGCTAACACAGTATAAAAACTATGCTAGATTTCGTTCTTTTAATCAATGTTTAAGATGTAGCTTCTTTTTCTTCCAACGCTTCACAACATTGTAGTGGTATTTCACAACACATTTCAACAGTTACATATGTAGTGCCTTCATCTTCGTAAATATCGTGAGCAATCTGTTCTGTATTTTCAAACACTTTCATACTTTCAGCCGAACCTTTTTCAAAACCTAATTTCATTAATTCGACCACTACATTGTCTTTAATTTTAATCTTTTGTCCTTTATCAATCATCGTTTTTAAATTTATGACATCGCAGTTACATTTGCTAACATCGGTTATAATTAATTGTTCAGTTACGTAGTCATAAGCAACATCATTTATTTGTTGCCTCTTATCTACTGGCACTTCTGCTAAATCAAAGAGTTGTGCTACTATTCCTATTGCTTGTTTTTCTAAATTTTTCATTTTATTTAATTTTAAGTTTTAATAAATCTCAACTAATCATAACCATATAAGTTATAAACAATAAAATTATCTACTATTTGCTTCAAGAAAGCGTATTGCACTTTCATAACTTTTCACCATATCACCAAAGGCACGTTTTGTAAATGAATATTCTTGCTTTGTTAATTGTTTCTTTGCTTTTTTAAGTTGGTACTGCATCAACTTTTTAGTTATCCAATTCATAATTTTTCAGTTTATAACGTATTAGTATATGGTTTTTATTGTTGTTACTCTCTCCTCTATGTACTCAGTTCTAGTGTCACAATTTAGTATTGCTCTAGATTTGATTCCAGTTGAAAGTAAAAGTTCGTTTGTTGATTTGTTCTTTACAAAATAAGTTGTTTCTACTGTCATAATATTTATTTCTTTGATATAAAGATAGCCATTATATATTTACTACACAACAGCTACCTAAATTATTTTTAATAAAATCCTCCCTTATATTCATCATCAATATAAACCCAAGTTTGAACTACTGTGCAGTCCTCCTTTTGAAGCCTTCTAATGAACTCCCAAGCCTCTCTCTCTGTATCAAAGCTCTGTTCATAATTGTCTCCTTCTACATCTCTGTATTCCACATCATATCTTTCCATACCTATATCTTTTCAAAGTTAGTTGCAATATGTATTACTCCTTCCTCTACAACATGAATGTCAGTTGAACAATATTGTACTTGAGTAATGTCTCCTCCATAACCATTAATGTCATCTGAAGAATAATGTACATCTACCTCTTCCCCTAACATAGGTTCGAGTACAGCTATCTGAGCTTGTAGGTCTTTAATTAAATCTAATACTTGAATTTTCATAATACTTATATTTATTTCTTTGATATAAAGATACTACCAATCAAACGATCTCACAACATTTGTTTGTTATTTAGTTTGAATATAAATAACACTTTCTTGTTGTCTAGTTGAAACCATTATAGTATCTTTGTAGATACAATCTGTTGTCAAATCATTTAACACTGAACAGTATCATAAAGATCACCCTTATCTTTTTACTATGCAACAGTAAACCAAAAAAGTTTTAAAAAGATTTTGGACACAAGTAGAGAGGACCATAATGGTCCCCTCCTAGATTAATCGTCAAACAAATCTAATCTTGATATGATCTATTCCATGTATCTGTGAACTCCTTATTGGTTACTCTCCTAAGAGAACTCTCATCTAAGAACATACCTTTGTACGTCTCTGTCCTTTGCTCTATCCTTCCCTCTACTCTAACATCATATACAATTTCTCTTACTGGAGATTGCATCTTCTTAGCTGCTCTCCTTGCTTCAGCTTTACTGAAGGCTGTTGTCCAATTCCAGCCACACCATCTTCCATCTACATCTACCCACTGCCACTTATATGTCTTACTTATTTGTTTTTTCATCTTGTCTATATGAATTAGTTATTTAAACACCACTGCATTGGGTGACCTTGTATAGCCATTCTCTCATCCTCAGTTAACCTCCAGTACTTGATCATGTCATGGTACTTGTTTAACATTACATCTGCACTGAAGTATCTATCTAAAGTCTCTACATCTACTCCAAATGCATTCCCTTTCTTAGGAGTGTGTGTAATGAAGATTACTGTTTCATGATCTATCTTCTCTACTCCTACTGGGAAGTTTAAACCTAATGCTCTTAATCCGTTTTCTACTTGTTGTACTTTTGCTTGATTTTTCATAATATCTATATCTGTTTGACATGACAAAGATACTCCATAAGCAACTACCAGGCAACAATTATTTAAAAAACTTTTGTTATCCAGAATGAATATAAATAAGCGCTTGCTGTTGTCAGATAGAAAGATAAGGAGGATCTTTGTCACTCCCTTTGGTGTCAAATCAAATGGGGTCGAATGGTACTGATAAAGATACTCCATAGTTTTCATACTAGCAACAGTTAAATGAATTATTTTCAAAAGTTTTTGCAAAAGGAAAGAGCTAACCATTTCTGATTAGCTCTGTGCTCCTGATGTCTTTGAGTTCATATGTCCCATTCACATGGTAAAGATAAGTCTTTTTCAAACACTAGGCAACTTTTATTTCATTTATTTTAAAAAACTTTTGTAAAAGGAAAGAGCCACATAATTAAATGTAGCTCTGTTTTCCTGATGCCCTAGGCCTTTGCCTGACGATGTAAAGATACTCTACTTATACTTACCAGGCAACTTTTATTTGATTTATTTTTAATTAAATTGTTGATGCGTACTCGTTCAATACATTATGGAATGCACAAGCATCTTGTAAATCTCTCTCCGTGATATCCCACCCTTGAGCTAACATATTCTTTCTACAAGTTTTGATAGCTTTTAAAATACTACTTCCTTTTTGATTTCTATACTCATCTACTAAATATTCTGCTGCATCCTTTTGACTTGATGTTAAATCTGATTTGATAATTGCCCAATCGTTTTTCATAATTTCTATTTGTTATTGTTTGACAAGATAAAGATAATGCTTTTACAAACACCAGGCAACATTTATTTCATTTATTTTAAATTATTTTTGTCCATACTTTTTACTGCACTGTCTGTACCAGCATACTTAGTGCATACTATTATCCTGTACTGTCTGGACATTCTGTACTGTGCAGGCTTTTGCCTGGACTGTCTGTACTTAGTATGCTCTTTTTTTTTAGTACAGACTTTTTACTGCACAAATCTTTTTTAATATTTTTCTTGTTAACTGTTGCATAGTATATATAATAGTAGTATCTTTATACTGTCCGGAGGGGGTAAACAAAGAGTGAGGGGGAGTGTATTCTTTTTTTTAAATCATCTGTTTCTGGAATATCAGTATAAAGATACCCCATAGTTTCCACCCGTGCAACAATAAAATGAATTATTTTTGTTTTTTTTTAAATAAATTTTCTCTGTTCGTTCCTAGCCTCCTCCTCTGTATTGTAGATACCTATGTACTTACCTTGCCAAGAAGCTACATACTTGTCTACATCCTTCTTATGATAGATCCCTAAGCTCTTTCGATCCTTACTACTATTCTCTCTACATGAGATTATTTGTAAGTTATTCAAAAAATTATTAGAAGGATTATTATCAATATGATCTACAACAACTACTCCCCTCTCAGGTACATGGGAGAGGAAGGTGATAGCTACTAGTACATGAATGTTCATTCCTCTCAGCTTTCCTTCATCATTCTTTATGATAACTACTTTGTAACCTCCTTTATTGGTTCCAGGTTTGAGGATCCTATAAGGTTCCTTACCACATCGTTGGAAGCTCTTCACTCTTCCTTGGTCACTTACTTCATACAGACTGAAGCCTGGTATGGTTTTGAATTGTTCTTTCATGTGTTTTGTTTTATATATATATGTAAAGCATCAGCACAAAGATACTAAATAGTTTTCAATGGTGCAACAGCAGGGCCTTATTTATACTCATTACAAATAAGGAGTTTGACTACGGTACTATAAAGATACGGACTTCTTTTCTAGCTAGCAACAATAAAACAATCTTTTTATGAATAATTTCCTTATTTATAACGATTATAAATAAGGAGTTTGACTCCGGTATAGCTTTGAAACACCTCCCCCCTCCCCCAGAGAATAAAACACTTTTGTGCACCAATAGTGGGAAGTTCAAAAAAGTGACCCCTACTCCATTTTTGCTGTTCAACTATTTTCTAAACTAGCAACTTTTGACTAGAAAAGTTATCAACACCAGGTTTCTCGCTCGGTTCATAACTATTTTAAAAATAAATTGGATTTTTGTTGCCTCAGATCGAAAAAAATCGCTCACTTTATTCCGGTCTGTTTTACTACTTTTTTGTAACGTCCCTTTTTACAAAAGTTGTGTTGTATAAAAATCACTAGATTTTAACTATTTCCTTTAACACTCACTTCCTCAGAGACTTATTCTAAAGGCGTATAATAAACTATAAAGTAAAAAACGATAAACTATACCACTTTTGATAGTTAATTGTTTAGAAACGATGTTTATTAGTCTACAAAGTACATTAAAAAAAGTGAATGACCGTTTATGTTGGCTCAATGAATCAACAGACCTCTCTCTTCTTTCTTCCCCCTCCTTCTTATATGTCTTCTATGTAGTTCTTCCAGTTGTGGTTATTCTCTTCCTTTATTTTTTTTTTAGCTAGCTGAAGTTTTTATTGTGATTCATACATATAAACTATTTTATCTTCATGTAAAAATATCTGTTGTTCTTCTGATTCTACAACATAACGTTTCCCATCCATGTTCCATACTCTTTCAAATGTTACCATGGTTAATCTAAAGATTGGTCCAGACGTCCCAACTACATCATGCAGTGTTCCTTTTACTGTAATCTTTTTTCCAGTTACTAATTCTATGTGTACCATAATTTCTTTCTATCTTATTATAATCCTACCTTGAGCAAACCATTCAGCGAAATAGTTTAACTCCATTCCCTTGTATTCTCTTGTGAGGTACATCACCTCGTCTAAGTAGATGTAGCTCTTACATAGTCCTATCTCACTTGGCTTTGAAGATAGTCGTCCTATCATTTCATCTAGTACTCTATGTAATGCTTTCTTTGTTTCTATCAACATTTCTTTTTCTTTTTTTATATTAGAATTTACCTTCTTCCATTTGTCGTTCCCATTTAGGGTCTATAGTTAATCCTCTCTTAGCTCTCCACTTTTGTATGAAAGCCACTCCTACTTTGTATGCCTCTCTAGAGTTATTTAAGTCGCCTCTAACATACTCTGTTATCCAAGTAGTCTTTCCTTCTCTTAGTACTCCAACTATCCAACTAGGGTTCTCCTTTCTAGCCATTAGGGTAACATTCAACCACCAACCCTTAGGTATATCATTCGTCTCCATATATGTTATATTTTTTTAGTTAGTCTCAATTATAGTTCTAGTTTTAATTGATTAGTATCTTGTTTTGGGAATGGTATCTCTAATGGGAAGTTGAATCTCTTTCCTTCTTCATCATACCATGTATCATAATCAGTTGTTGTTAATCCAGCTGCTGCTAAATTACTTATTGCTTCCTCTATTGTCATTCTGTTCTGCTTTACCATATCTACATAGATTGTATACAGAGCTATTAATTGTATTGCTGTCATATTAATTATATATTAAAGTTATTACTAATTGAAAGATACCAAAGTAGAATACAATGTCCTTCTCTCTCACATCTTTATTCATGAATTCATATTCCCTCATGCCAAACAGCACTCCTTTGAACATTCCTACTCTTACTTCATATCTTACTAGTTCCATTTTATTATTGTTTTAAATTAATTCTAAGAATTGTAATGTGTATCCTATAAAGCTACTTGCATTTAGCAATACCAGATTCCATTGTTTATTTTTATAGCAAGGTGGAGTTATTAATACTACTCCCATTGCTCCTAACACATATCCTATTGGATAACTTAATAAGTATGGACTGCCTAGCATACAAGCTGTACCCATCCAACTAAGGACCTCCATCTTTGGATCCTTCTTCTCTTTATTTTTATCCATAATCTAAATCTCATCTGTATAGAACTTAGCATAGTATTGATCTGCATTCATCATAAATGCTCCCATCATACTAGCCTTACCTCTATTGAAAGCATGCTTTAAATCTATCTCATGCTGAGCTTGAATCTCAACTGATAACTCTACCATTGCCTTTGTAATTACTTTTTGCTGGATGATTGCTATCTCAGCCTCTTCTACTAAATTTAATATTTTCATGTTAATTATATTTATCCATTATTACTTTGTTCATTGTATCTCCCATACACTTATTCAACATAAAGCGATCCAATTGATCATCATACTTTTTAAAGTATATGTCTACTAAGTTACCTGCATTCTGTATTTGTGGGAAAGTCTTGCAACTCTTGATCACTCCTACTATCCACTTGAATTCTCTGTTCTTCATTAGTAGTCTCTTTTAAGTTCTAGAATTATATCTTCTAGTTCAGTTTGTTGATTCCATGTAAAGATGTCTAAGATATCTGTTTCACTATCTTCTGGGAATACTGCCTCAAGTTCTACCTCTGCTGCACTACCTGGATAGTCCCATGTACCTTCTTCTCCTTCATGATAGTCATAAATTATTACTAGAGGTACTCCATTGAATGTTACGTTTGCTTCCATATTAATTGTCTAATTGATAATCTGAAGGAGTTAAATTATTAAGTAAAGATCCTTCAGGATATTTTTTCTCTTCCTTAATGTCGAATTGTTGTTGTAGGTTCTGAATCTCTTTTTTCACCTCTAATGTTTGTGGTTGTTGTTTTAGTAATAAAATGTACTGTGCTATTCTTGACATAGTTTATTGTTTTTTAAAATTAGTTAATAAAAATGATTCTGTTACCATATGAAGATCATATTCGTCATCTCGAAACTCTACATCTGTAGATTCTGTTCCTATCTTATAGTCACAAGTTTGAACTTTATAGTCGCTCCCTACTGTAAAGAAGTCTCCTTCCTTTATACACTTAAAGGTATCTCCTACCTTTACTTCTAATACTTTTTTCTTTAAGTTATTCATATCGTTAGTCTAATTTAGTTACTACAAAATCTAAGTTCATCTCTGTGTCTAATTCATCTAGAAGCATTTCTAACTCTTCAAACTCTACTACGAATATAAAAGTGTTACTACTTACTTGTGTGTCTAACATCTGAAGCAATCCTTCAGTTAATGTTACTTGATCTTGTGTTAAAAATTCTATTGCTATTGTCTCCATGATTATTATTTTTGATAAAGATACTCAGCCATTTCTGACTGAGCAACATTTAATTGATTTATTTTTGATTAGCAATTCTATCCATTGCAAACTCTACTGACTCAGAAAACTCTTCAAAGTTGTTAATTAACTCAGCCATTAATAAAGTAGACTCTACTGATGCCTTACAAGTCATATCAAAAGCTCCCATTGAACCTTTACCAATCTTGATTTCTCTTACTCCAGTATTCCAATCTGCAAATCCATTTACATCTACATTCCCTCCAAACACTCTTTTACCATCTTTATCAGTTAAGATAAACTCTGCTTGGTTCTCCCATACTTTGATTACAAATTCTGTTGAGATGTTAATCCCTTTTGATTCTAAATCTTCTCTTAACTCTTGACCTACTCTTAATTCGTTTGATAACATAATTTTAATTTTTAAGTTTTAATATTCTATTTGTTTGACAAGATAAAGATACTCTTTTTCAAACATACGAGGCAACTTTTAATTAAAAAAAAACGAAATTTTTTACAAATAAAAAAAGGGAACAGCCGAAGCCATTCCCTTAATTTACATTCATAGTGCATCACTGCAGTATTACTTTATTAACTTAATCCTGGAATTGTTACATTCTCAATATCGTTAGATACCATATTTTGCATATCCATTGTTGTGTAACCAGTAAGAACAGGTCTTTGATCATCTGTGGAGAAGTAAGTGTCACCATATGGGAGCTTTGCTGGTAATTCAGCAAATGTTCCAGTATAGTGCTTTACTGTGTTTAATCTAATCTTTCCCATTCTTTATTTGTTTTTAAAATTAATGTAAACAAAAAAAAGACCTAACGTTTAATGGTTAAGTCTTTTTTGTTTTGATATGTTTATAAGAAGCCTTTTCTTCTTCTTGCTCTTACTGGTCTATTCTTTCCAGGATTCTTAGTTGGAGTCTTAGAATTAATTCCATATCTCATTGCAGCCAATTCATCTGGCTCGTGAGGAAGTTTTCCATTCTTGTCTCTAGCAAATGTCATGTAAGCATGAAACAAATGTGTTGACTGATCTCCTATTAATACTATGTCCTTATTCTGAATCTTCTTAATCCCTGCTTCAACATTTCCTTTAGTAGCTTTTCTTACTGTTCTGTAACCACCTCTTCTTATCTCATCAATAAGTAATGGCATAGCACTATCGGCATATATCTTTGCATTGAATGGTATCTGACATTCTCTCATCTTAGTAAGAGTTCTTCTAATTGAAAGTTTGGACTCACTGAACATTTGTTCAACATAGTACACTTCATCAATCCAAGTAATCTTAATCATTGAGGTTCTATCTTTACCACCATAACCAAAATCTAATCCATACCAAGTATCTCCTTCTTGTTCTAGCTCAGGATACATTCCCCATCCAGCATACATTCTACCAGCAGTCTCTAAAGTCCACTCAGCCATAATTGTATTAAGATAGTAAGTTGGATTACTTTCCTGAAGATCTTGATATCTTTTTACTACAGATGGATTCAGATTGGTAACGTTATCTAAATAAGTTGAGTGCATGTAAATTGTATCACTCCTTCCTTCCATCGGTCTTCCATCTATGAACCATTCTTTGTGGATCCAAGATTGTAATGCAGATGTTGGATTGTAAATAAGAATAACCTTTAATGGCTTTCCTGCAATCCTAATTGATTCATCCACCTTAGAGAATTCTTCAAACGATTCTACCTCCTCTGCTTCCTCAACTACTAGAGTTGTGATTCCAGATAAAGATTTCAACTTTGCAGTTGCTGATCCACTTGATCTTATTCCCTTAAAAGAAATTGTTGCTCCAGTTGTAATGTTTGTGATCGTTCCTTTACTTTCTCTGAAGTCAGCTTCTGCATTCATTAATCTTATTGCAGCTTTTATATCAGCTACAACCGAATCATCTGAAGATGCCATTGTCTGTCTTAGATAAAGTATCTTGTGTTCATATTTACTGTAGGTTAATTGAACCATAGCCAAAGCAGCTACAAACGATTTACCAGATCCCCTTCCACCAAATAATTGATAGTATCTAGGCATATCCATTTCATCCATAAATAATGGTTTGAATGTTGGATTGATATTTAATTCGATTGGTGCCGCTTCTACTTTTCTAGGTCTTCCCATCTTTGTGTTTTAATAATTACTACTCGCTATCTCCGAACTTAATTACTATTGGGGATGCTTTACTTGCTCCTCCTATAGATACGTTCATAGCCTCTGAATCTTGACTCTCAAGTACTTCATCCAAATCTGATTTGTATGTTGTTAAAATGTACTTAGATGCCTGAAAGTGTTGTGGGTGAGTTGGATCATTTATTATGTCAAGAATATTATCAGATGCTATATCTGAAATAGTCTTTCTTCTCACTACATACTCTCCATACACTTTTCTGTCTAGTGTAAATAGATTAGCTAACTCATGAAGTTGTATTCCAGTTGCCTTACATATATCCTTTCTCGATATGTGTCCTGCATCCAAAGCTGCTCTAACAAATTCTGCTCTCGTTTCCAAAAGCTTAGCTTCCTTTCGTTTGCTATTTTTCATTGATCTTGCCATTGTTATTATTTTATTAGTTCTTGTCTTACATTCTTTATGAATGCTAAGATTGTTTTTTCTATTATGGATAAGATTGATTTGATTATTCTCAACACTCCTACAACTAATGTAAGTGGGAAAAGAATAATGGCTGTCAATATTGATACCACTAGTTTTAAAAGAGCTTCTGTTTCTCTCATAATAATTAAAATTAAATTATGCAAAGTACTATTACTTTGCATTTAGTTAGTAGTGGAGGAATCGAACCTCCACACATGCATCGGATGATGTCAATGTGCCAACCATGCTACTGAGTAGAATACTAATTAGATGCCCTATTCTCCTTTCCTCCCATTACTCGGATTCTTGGAGCTAGTTTGCTATCATCGGCTAAAGTACTTTCATCCTCTGCTGTGAGGAATTCAGTAACAAGTAACATAAAACTGTCACCTATACTTTTCATTTCTTGTGCTACAGCCTTAGCAGCATCTTTATCTGTGGCTTCTGCTTCAACAGCATAACCTGAGTCTGTGAATGTTCCTTGGAACATTGTAAGACATCTTGCATATGTATAGTAACACCAAGGTGCCACCAACAATGCTCTAAGACTTAAATCAGCATCTGGAATAGTCTCATCATAAATATCTAAATCAATTACTCTATCCAAGTTGGCTTTTGTAATTACTCTTGCTATATCTATTTCTTGAGCTACTAGAGCTGCTGCTTTAATCTTTGTGTTGTCTATATCTAACTGAATCGAAACATAATCTTGCATCATGTCAGCAATGTCAGAAGATATCAATCTACTTTCTAAACTTACATCATACATAGTTATTCTGATTTATTAGTTAACATCTCCTCATTATCTTCTCCCTCCATTCGTTCTTCTTGAACGTCTAAAGATAATTTCTTGATTGATACATCTTGGGTTTTGAATATAGAATTAGCTAGTACATTATTCAATTCACTTTCGATAGCATCTCTACCACCTTGAGTAATTGCATTGAACACATAATATGCTTCTTGTAGATCAGCTCCACTAAGACCAGTCTTTTGATCAATACCTGCCAATGCTGGTGGGATCAAATATGCTCCAGTAATTACTTCTCTGTCTAATTCAAATGCCATTCTTGCTGATTCGATAATTGCTTTCGATCCAGCTCCACCACCACCCATTTCTTCAAGTAGTGTAGTTGATACTTCTTCAGGACTTAATCCTGAGAATGTAATTACTTTCCCAGTTCCTCTTGCACCTTGTGCTTCTTCGATTGCTCTTTCTAAAGCTATCAAAGTTGAGTCTTCTGAGTCCATTGTAGTCTTTAACATATAAGTGTTAATGAATCCAGTTGATGTTTCTTTTCTTACTAATATAGAATTCTCTACATCTGAAAGTACATAATTGATTCCTGATTGCAATGGTGGAATAGGATAAGATGAATGTCCTGCTTCACTAAAGTAAAGTACTTGTCCTAAGTAATTTGAAATACCTCCTTTGGTTTTTTCAATCTGAGCTTCAACAGCTTTAGGATTGAATCTATTAAACCATTTGATATCTCCAGCTGCTACAGTTGAATCAATACTTTTGACTACTTCACTATTTCTTCCAAAGTTAGGATGATACCCAACCTTCGATGCATAGTTCAATTCATCAAACTCATTAAATCTTAATGTAGCTATTCTAATTGGATTCATTGAAGTAACTTGTCCTTTTAGATTATAATTCAATTGAAGTGCAAATGCTTCAAAGTTTGCATAATCATCTGCAAGGATCCCTACTAACTTTTTCAAAGTCAATCCATATGCATTAATTATTTCATTCTCTCCATCAAAGCCTGCTCCTTTATAAAACTTTGCAGTTCTACTTATAGCTGTCTTTGCTGATGGAGATTGTTGGATGACATTAATTAATGTCTGTGGGAAAGTATTATCCTTTCCCCAACGCATGATCCCTAATCCGACATCTTGCCTTGTCTCTATTTGTGTCAACTCTCGATGAGTTTGAATATTGAATGACATATTTATTTTATTTAGTTAATGTTAAATAGACTCCTCTTGTGAATCTAATAGATCTGTTTCTAATTTTCTTAGTGCAGTAACACAATGTGTAAAAGAATACTTCTTCATGTTGTGAAGCTCTACATTGAACTTCTGAGCATAGACATCATACACAGCTCTCTCTGATACTGGTCCAAACTTCTTCTGCCAAACATTCACTGCAATGAATCTTTTTCTTGGTTTTCTTTTTACTACTGTCTTTTTTACTGGTTTACTATTTTCCATTGTTTAGTTTTAAATGGATTGTGCGAGCAATATTGCTCTAAGTTTTATTCTTCTTCTTCAGCTACGTGAGCTGTCTTCTCCCATTTGTAAGGAGCTGTGATTAATTTATATACTACTCTGTGAACAGTTACTACTTGAATTAAATAATAGAAAGGCTGTAGAATACTCATGTACCAAAACTTTCCATTCTGATATTTGAGTGAAGCTATCAAGTGACTTGCTACTATCAATATAAAGTTACCTACTAATGTTATCCAAGGAAGCACTTCTAAAAATGTCTCTCCACTATATCCAAAGAAGTAACTTCTAATGAATATAATAAATAGTAAAGGAGTGATCAATGGATTAATAAAGTTTCCAAAGATACTAAAGTAGAAATGGATCATACCCATAAATCCTAACTCCTTCATCAACTTGATAGGAGTCTTACATTGATTGATGTAAGTTACCATGAATCCCATTTGCCATCTTGTTCTCTGAGGAATAAAATGTTTTAATTGTTCTACAGCAATCTCTTGAGTTACTGAGTCACTTATTACAGTTCTCTTTCCTTGTCTTGCTAATCTTATTCCTAAGTCACAATCTTCAGTTACATTAACTGCATCCCATCCTCCCATCTCAATGAGCTCTTTAACTCTTAGGTGTTGACTAGTTCCTCCTAAAGGAATAACTGCATTCTGTCCTTGTACCTTATCGAGTCCAACTATTGTCATAGAGAACCAAGTTAGATATTCTAGGTTAAAGAATTTAGCTAACCAATTAGGTCTTTTGTTATTGTAATTCAATCTACACTGAACACATGACACAGACTCATCTTTAAATTTATAAAGCACCTTCAACAACTGATCTGGATCAGGAGCATCCTCTGCATCGTATACTGTAACAAATTCAGCATCTGTAGTTATCAATCCCAAGTTACAAACCTTTGGCTTAGTAAATGGAAACGTAGCTTCGCTAGATAGTATTCTAAAGTGACTAGGTATATCTAATTGTTTAATGCTATCCAAGTAATCATCGTCTATATCAACCAACATGACTATATCTAATTTGTCAGTTGGATAATTTAGCTTCTGCATATTTTTTACTAATGCTTGTACTACTGGAATAGGTTCATTCCTCATTGGAAGTAATACACAATACTTTGGAAGATCTTTTGAATATTCTACTTTAAGATCTGATTCTGTATCTCCTCTTAGACCTACTAACGAAAGTACAAATCTATATAAGAAGAATGTAAATGATCCAATGTTTAAAGCAAATACTAATCCATCATATCCAAAAGCAATTAGATATAAGGCACTTGCTAAAAGTAATCCTAGATTCAAAATATGATTACCTTTGAATAAATTATTGCAAGTTTGTTTCAGATTAACTGATGTTGCAAATTTATATTGACTTCTTGTGTATGCCATATTAAAATAATTTTACTCTGTACTTAATTACAAATTCAGTTCTTCCTCTATTCCATTGAGGTACATTCAAATGAGATACTCCACTACTAAGAGTTGTTTTATTATTGTTTGAAGAATAGTTCAACAAAACATTTGTAGTTTTATAATCTCCACCCATCTGTATAGTATTGCCAAGAGTCATTGCTGACCAACTTGATATAGTATATTTGGGATTCAATTTGTATTTAACATCCAGAGCAAAACTTGCTCTATTAAAATTTAGTACACTTGATTGAGTATACATACTAAACTTACTTTGTGCAGAGATGCTAGTTAAACTCAACAGCATAACTCCTACAACAATTATTAATTTTAACTTGTCTTTGTATGACATAATTTTATTTTCAATATTGTTCGAGCACTATTGCTCTAAGAATTTTTAAGATAAAAAAACTATTTGATAAACGGTCATTTGTTTTATCAAAACGACTTTATCTTCTATTATATGAAGGTTAACTAATCCTCTGATACTTAACAGAGTAAAATTA